CGGCACGACACGGATGAAGATGGGCAGTTTACGCGGACGATTGAACAAGCTGTGGCATTGAAAGCCATATGCTCCCTCGAACTCAAATATCTGGAATTGGTGAAATGACTGAATACGGACGCATTCACACAGACGGCAGCCGCTCCGGTGGACAGCCTTTGACGGATATTCTTGAGCGATTGCGGACAAAGTATTGTTGCACCACCGAGAACTGCAACTGTGACGAAGCCGCTGACATCATTGAACGCCTGCAAGCCGAGAACAAGCAGCTACGCCATGACCTTGAACGCCAAATGTCGATAGCGAACGAGCATGTGAACGAAGTAGACACCCTGCTCAGGGAGATCGAAACCCTGCGTGTTGAAGCACTGGCGGAGCGTCTCCGGGGCTATTACGAGGGCTGCGCAAACCCTATTGTGCAGCACGATGCGCTGCGTGATGCTTTGGTGGACATGCTCCACGCCGTTTGCGGTCAGACTGGGTTCGCTGAAACTGTCCGCCGGGACAGCGGACGGGTGTACCCGTGGCCCGCCCTTGATCTGGCCGAGGCCAAGGCCATCGCGGCACTGGAACAAAGCAAATGACCTGTTGGTTCCACAAATGGTCGAAATGGACGCCGCCATATCTGTTGGGCTGGGTTCCGTACCATAGGCGCAGATGCACGAAGTGCGGAAAAGTACAGGAAAGACTGACATGACACCACGGGAAAAGAACCTAGAGGCCGTCGACGCCATCGCGAAGCAGTACGGCTACACGGCCGCCGACATGCTCGGCAAGTCGCGGCTCAAGCGCGTGGTGGCTGTGCGCCGCCTGTGCGTCCTGATGCTCCGGGAGAAGGGCTACTCAACCACCGAGATCGGCCGGGTGATGGACCGCGATCACAGCACAATCGTCCACGCGTTAAATAAACCTGTTGACACGTGCAACCAACTGCTTGTAAGGCCACTGGACCAACAAGAAAAGGATGACAAAATGATTAACTGGACCAAAGACGAACGCGTAACGGCACTGCTTCCGCAGATCCTTGCGCACTTCCGCACGGAAGACGAGTTCTCGCTTGAGCACGAAGCCAAGCTGGAGCTGATCCGCGACGAGTATCTCGCCGACCGCTGGAACGATTACCGCAGCGAGGACTGCGACGACTTCGAAGAGTGGCACAACCAGCCCACGGTCGAAGAGTTCATCGAGGCGCACCTCGATGCGTAAGCGCCAGATCTCACCCGCCGAAAGGAAAGACAAGACGCCGTCCAGCAACGTTGACACGTCGCCGATTGGCATCGACCCCAAGACCCGCCACATCATCGACGACGCCTTCTTCGGGTCGAAGAACCTGTGCGCCGCGATCTTGGCCACCGGCAAGACGCACGGCCCCATGACGCAGGAGCAGCAGACGGCCGCCATTGAGTACGCCCACAGCGTCAAGTTCGTGGGCATCACCGCGCAGCGCGTCCGCAACGAACCACCGCGCAGGCTGCGCTTATCAGATTGGAACCTATCGAAATGAGTAAGAAGATAACCGCCGCCGTCGAGGCCGAGAAGGCCGCCGTCATTGAGATGCTGACAACGATGCAGAGCGGCATAGACGTCGCTGCCCGCACCGCTGGGCCTGCGGACATCGGCACCCTGCGCTTCGCCAGCGGCTTCGTGGGCGGCATCATCGAGAGCCTTGAGGACAATCTGCATCGCGGAGAGGCCCCGCAGCCGAAGTCATCAATTATTTTACCCTAGGGGGTTGTATCCGCAATCAACTTGTGTATTGCAGACGGACCAACAACGAAGGGATACACACATGGACGAAAAAGAAATCATCGAAGCCGCCAACGCCATATTGGCCGAGATCCTCACGGAAGCGTCATACATCGTCGCCGAGAGCGAGGATCTAATCACCATCCAAGAGGCCATACAGCAGGCGGTGATCAATGTCGCCAACGACCCGCACGGCACGACGCATTGAGAGGGGACAGACCATGCTACACACACTTTTAAACATCGCGTTTATCGCGGCATTCGCATTTGCCGTTTGGACTATTTATCACACAGTGGAGGGAAACTGACGTGCTGGACATTATCAACCCATGGGGCGCACTGCGCCGCGCAAAGATCGTAATTGCGTACCAAGCCGCGCGCATTAGCGACCTTTACGAAGATCTTGACGCCGCCAACGCGAAGATTGCGCAAGGCCACTTTCGCAACCCGAAGACCGGCCGCATTGGCCGCGAGGGGGAGACGTTCCAGTGACCGACACACTCGACACCATCCTGTCCGACGCGCGCAAGGCTCTGGTCAAGCGCGACCGTCTGGCCGCCCAACTTCGGCAGGCCGATCAGGAACTGAGCGGCCTCACACAGCGCTACCGCGTCGAGGCCAAGATATGGATCACGTCGCCCCTCATGCTGCGGCACGCCGTTGAGCAGCGCATCGGCAAGAAGCTGGCCGCGTAATGGAGATTGAAATGACAGGCATCCAAAGAGCCATCGACATCGCGGGCGGCGCAAATCCGCTCGCGGAAAAACTTGGCGTATCGCATCAGGCGGTGTACGTCTGGCTGCGCAAGGGTTGGGTGCCAGCCCAGCGCGCATTGGAGATTGAGAAAATGTTTGAGATCCCACGCGCAGATTTGTTCAAGCCAGAGCTTGCCGCTCTCTTTACATCCAATTAAAACCGTGAGCGAAGAGGGACCGCCCATGGGCAACGTACAGCCGATTACACCGCACAACGCGTCCGTGTTGGCACCCGCCGAGCTGCGGGAGCTACAGGGCTGGCTGATTTGGCGGTTCGAACCAGACGCCGAAAACCCCAACGGCAAGCCGCTGAAGGTGCCCTACTATGCCGACGGCGGTAAGCGCCACGGCAAGCAGGGCGGCATTGACGACCGTGGGCGCATGACCACCTTCGCCGCTGCGCGTGACGCGGCCGCTCGGCGTGGCTTCACCGGCGTCGGTCTGGCGCTCATGCCCGAGTTCGGCATCACGGCCCTCGACTTCGACAACTGCGTCGACGCGCAGGGCAAGCTGCCGCCAGAGATCGAGCAGATCGCCAGCCAGACCTACGCCGAGTACTCACCCAGCGGTAAGGGCATCCGTGCCTTCGTGCGTGGCTCTTACGGCAATCGCAAGTCGCCGACCGAGGGCAACGACTACGGCTTCGAGACGTTCACCAGCTCCGGCTTCGTGACCTTCACCGGCAACGCCATGCCCTACACCGACCTGCTCGGCCTTGAGGACACCGTGGCCAATCTGGACACGCTGGTCGCCCCGCTCTGCGCGGCGCGCTTTTCCCCGACGCAACAGCGCGAGGCTGACCCCGACGACTTCATGGTCGGCCGCGAGCCGAAGATTGGCCTGACCGTCTCCCAGATGGAGGAGCTGCTGTCCGTGCTCGACGCGGACATGTCGCGTGAGGACTGGATCAGGGTCGGCATGGCCCTGCACCACGAGTGCGACGGCGACGACACAGGCTTCGAGATCTGGAACGACTGGTCGGAGAACGGATCGAAGTATCCGAGCGAAGAAGGTTTACGGACACAGTGGGACAGCTTCGAACGCCGCAAGGGTTCGGGCCACCGTCAGGTGACCATGGCGTCCGTTCTCAAGATGGCAAAGGAGGCAGGCGCGCCCACCCCGCGCCCCACCTTGGCGGCAACTGTTGACGACTTGCGCACAGCAATGAGCGCGGTTGCCGCCACGCCTGCATTGGGTATGTTCACGCCCGAAGATTACAACGGCCGCTTCCCAATCACGTCACTGTCGGTTAGTATCATGCTGGAACCGGGCGGCTGGCTGATCAAGAACGTGCTGCCCGACGCTGGGCTGATCGTGCTCTTCGGCGCGTCAGGCTCCGGCAAGACCTTCGTGGCCATCGACTTAGCCTACGCCATCGCGATGGGCGTCCAGTGGCGCGGCAACCGCGTAAAGAAGGGCCGCGTGCTGATCATCGCCGCCGAGGGCGGCAAGGGCATGAGCAAGCGCCTGAAGGCGTACCTGAAGCATCACAAGATCGACCCGAACGACGCGGACATCGGCCTGCTGACCGTGCCGCCGAACTTCCTGCTGTCCGAGGACGTGACCGAACTGGCTGCGGCCGTCGCCGCGTCCGGCGGCGCTGACGTCATCATCGTCGACACGATGGCGCAGGTCACGCCGGGGGCGAACGAGAACAGCTCCGAGGACGTCGGTCTGGCGCTGGCCAACGCGCGTGCGCTGGAGACAGCCACGGGCGCAACGATCATCATGGTCGACCACAGCGGCAAGGACGCGTCGAAGGGCGTGCGCGGCTGGTCGGGCAAGCGCGCGGCGGCCGACGCCGAGCTTGAAGTTTTGAAGTACGAGAACGGCACCCGCGAGCTGCGCATCACGAAGATGAAGGACGGCGACGACGGGCTGAAGTGGGGCTTCCGTCTGGAGACCATTGTCGTCGGCGCGGATCTTGACGGCGACCCCATCACGAGCTGCGTTGCCGTTGAGGCTGACGTGCCGTCGCCGGTACTTGTCGAAGTCGGCACCAAGGCCCAGCGCTTTGGTCCGAAGGAGCGTCACGTGCTTGAGATCATTGAGAGCGAGTACGAGGGTGTTGAGCGCGCACCTCTGAGCGAGCTGTTCGACAAGTGTCTGGCCGCCATGACCAAGCCAGAGGCACCGAAGCGCGACCTGCGCCGCCGCGATCTGGACCGTGCGATCCAGTCGCTGGCCAAGCGCAAAGACCCGCTGATCGAAATAAAGAACGGACATGTAATTTTTTGCATTTAGTGCTTGACCCCTGCAACCAAGCAGTTTAGAGACCGTGTCACCAACAACACGAAAGGGATTACAAAATGGCTACCGCCTTTAATACTATCGACTTCAGCTCCGCCATCGTCGACCGTCTGGGCGACATCAAGGCCCAGATCGCCGACCTCAAGAAGGTTGAGGCCGATCTGATTGCGCGTATCACCGACGCCGGTGCCGACGCGATTGACGGCCGCGCCTTCCGCGCCACCGTCTCCATTGTCGCCGAGCGTTCGTCGCTCGACGCCAAGGCAGCCGAAGCCAAGCTCCGCGAGCTGGGCGTCGACGGTCGGTGGTTCAGCAAGAACCAGAAAGTAGCCAAGGGCTACACGACCGTTAAGGTCGTGGCGAGAAAGGCATAATCATGTCCGAACTTCGCGCCAGCTACTATGTCGTCAAGGGCCGCAAGGAACTGGACATCCAACACATCGGGGATGACGGGCGGCCCTTTAAGGTTGAGACAATCGTCGTCGCGGACAAACGCGACGCCCGCCGCATTGCCGCCGAGCGCGGCGCTAAAGAATGGAACTTTTGATATGACAGACCGTAATACATACCGAATGTGCGAGGACAGCAAACTTCTCGAGGAAGCCCGCTACAACCCCAACGCAGAGCTGGCCATCGTGCTGGGCGAGCGTCTGGAGGCCGTATGGGTTGAGTACGAGGCGGAAACTGAAGCCCTAAAAGACCGCGCCGCCGACTTTGAACGCGACGCGAACAAGCTCGACGACGAGATCTGCGAGCTGCAACATAAAATCGACGTGCTCGAACTTATGCTTACCACGCGCGACGAAACTATCGAACGACTGAAAGAGCAGAATAATGAAGGTTAACCAGTGGTGGCAGCGTGCTAAAGGTTGAGCAGACCCTCACCTGCGACATTTGCGGCAAGCAGATGAACAGCCTGACACAGATCGTAGTCTCCGGCACTGCGATGCAGCAAATTGGCCGTGGTCCTATGGGTATGACGGGCTGGCAGGATGTATGCGTTGAATGCCACATTCCGTTGCTGAACGCGATCCATGAGGCCAAGAAAGCTATTAACGAAATGAAAAAAGGAAACTGACAGATGATTAAGATCGAAGTAACAGGAAACAGCATCCCCGAAGTGGCCGACAAGCTGTTGGCCATCGGCGCGAGCTTGCGCAGCGCGGCCATCAACGCTGCGGATGACGCGGCGCGGGAGGCAGCGCAAGCCAAACGTAACGCCGCCAAGACGGAGGTCGCCGAAGCCGCACCCGCAAACCCTACTTCCCCTTCCATCATTGGTGCTACCACTGTGGATGGTCTCTCCAGCCAGCCAACGACGAAGGAACCATCTACTACCCCTGCACCTGCGGCATCGGCCTCTGAAGACGAAGAGCTGGAGGTCGTTGACCTGCCTATCGACACGCTGGACTTCGAAACCGTTGTGCGGCCGCTGATCCTCAAGGTCGTTACGGCGCGCGGCAAGCCAGTTATGGAAGAGCTTCTGTCCCGCTTCGGTGTGGCCAAGGCGTCCATGATTGAGCCAGCCCTGCTGCCCGAACTGGTTGGCCTGTGCAATGAGGCGCTGGGCAAGTGAGCGCCCACGCCAAACTAAGTCCGTCCGGCGCGCACCGCTGGATGGCCTGCCTCGCCAGCGTCCAGCTTGAGGCCGAGTACCCCGACAGCAGCAGCGAATTTGCTGCCGAGGGGACAGTGGCGCACGAGCTTGCGTCAGAATGCCTAATCAGCGGCGCAGATCCCGCGCTGTTGATCGGCAAGCCAGCGTCCGTCGACGGCTTCGACTTCACCATCGACCAGACCATGGTCGACCACGTCAAGGACTACATGAAGCTCGTCCGTGAGTACGCCGAGGGTGGTGAACTTATGGTTGAGCAGCGCGTCGGCATAGGCCACTTGACCGGCGAGGACGGCGCGGGCGGAACGTCCGACGTAATCATCATCAAGGGCAGTGAGATCATCATCATTGACCTAAAGTACGGCATGGGCGTGCGTGTCGATGCGAACGCCAATCCGCAGCTCATGATATATGCGCTGGGCGCGCTGAACGAGTACGAACTTGTCGGCGACTTCGACACGGTCACGATGGTCATCCACCAGCCGCGCCTGAACCACGTCAGCGAGTACAGCATTCCGGTAAGTGAAATACTCGCCTTTGCAGAGGAGGTGCGGACCGTAGCCAAGCGCATCGCCAGTGTGCCGTCCTTTGGTTCTATGGCCCACAAAAATACGGGCGGACCTCCACTTGACTACAGCGAGTGGTTTAACCCCGGCGAGAAGCAGTGCAAGTTCTGTAAGGCCAAGGCAACCTGCCCAGCCCTGCGCGCCGAGATGGCCGAAGTGGTCGGCGGTTCGGCAGACCTAAGCGACTTTGCCGATCTGGTGCCGCAGGAGATTACGTCCGAGACCAGCGACAACTACCTGCCTGTGGCCATGTCCAAGGTTGAAATGGTCGAGCAGTGGTGCAAGGCTGTCCGTGCGGAAACGGAGCGCCGACTGCTTGCGGGGCAGCCCGTAACCGGCTACAAACTGGTTCAAGGCCGCGCTGGCAACCGCGACTGGAAAGACCCGAAGGCCGTTGAGGAGACGATGAAGAAGACCTTCCGCATGCGCGACGATCAGGTCTATGACTTCAAGCTAATCAGCCCCACAAAGGCCGAGAAGGTGTTCAAAGAAAACCCCAAGCGCTGGGCGAACCTGCAAGAGCAGATCGTTCGGAGCGACGGCAAGCCATCAGTGGCACCCGCCACCGATAAGCGACCAGAGATGGTCGTAAAACCCGTCATGGATGATTTCCGTGACTTAACTGCAAACTGAGGAAATGAAAAATGCAAGTAATGCTTAAAAATATCCGTATCGCCTTCCCAGCTCTGGGTTCGCCGCAATCCTTCGGCGAGGGCGAGCCAGCCTACGGAGCAAAGCTGATCGTCGACCCGAAGGGTGAGCACGTGAAGCAGATTAAGGACGCCATCTTGGAGGCAGCCAAGGACAAGTGGAAGGACGAGGCGCAGGACGTAATCGACGCCCTGACCGACGACAAGAAGATCTGCTTCGTCGAGGCCGAGTACCGCAACAAGAAGACACGCCAGCCGTACGCGGGCTTTGAGGACAAGTTCTATCTGTCCGCACGCAACGCAGGCACACAGCCTACGGTCGTTGACCGCCTCGGCAACGAAGTCAAAAGCACCGCAGAAATTGAGCGTCTGATTTATTCGGGCTGCTACGTCCACGCGTCGGTCGACATTTGGCCTCAGGACAACAAGTGGGGTCAGCGCATTAACTGCACCTTGCGTGGCGTCATGTTCGCCAAGGACGGCGAGAACTTCGGCGGCAGCGCACCGGCATCGGCCAGCGAGTTTGCTGACTTCGCTGTCGACGCGGAAGACCTGCTCTGATGTCGGACATTGGGCACAACCTCGTCGCCGGTGACGAACTGAACTTGCTCTTCGAACGCATCGAAAAGATGGAAGAGCAGAAGAAGGAAATCGCCGAGGACATCAAGGACGTGTTCGCCGAGGGCAAGTCTCGCGGCTACGACGTCAAGATTATGCGGCAAGTCCTGCGCCTGCGGGCGTTAGACCCCGACAAGCGGCAGGAAGAACGCTATCTTGTCGACGCATATGCGTCAGCTATTGGACTTGATCTAATTTAGCGCTATAGGGACGGCGCGACGGTTGGGTGCTCCGGCATCAGTTGGAAGCAACCGTCGCGCCCTCTTTTCTGGCGGACCGCGCCACGCACCGGGTGATCCCTCTCCCGTTGTTGGTAACTAGCGTGGCGCGGTCCACCAGAATTGAGGGAGAATATCATGACCAAACTTACCATACCCCAGATCCGCGACTTAATCGCCGAGCTGACTGATGAAGGCACAAAGTTAGCCCGTCGTCAGTACGCGATAAACTTGCGCATCAACGCGTTGATGCAGGAGACGTACCGCCGCAGCTACACGCGCACGCCCGTGAAGAACAGGCGCATCACGGCTGACGTGCGCGCGTCTGTCCGCGCCATGGCGGCAGCCAACCCCGACGCGTCGCATCAAGAGATTGCCGAAGCGCATAACATCAATCCGGGCCGCGTCAGCGAGATCTTGCACGGGAAGCGTTGATGACCATCTTAGAAACTTGGAAACCCGTTGTGGGTGCTGAAAGTGCGTACGAAGTTAGCGATCAAGGTCGCGTCCGTTCGTTAGAGCGCCGCGTACGTCTAGTGACGAAACAAGCTGGTGAAACGACTAGGCGGGTTCCTTCGCGCTTGTTGCGTCCGGGGCGGACACGTAGCGGACACCTATCCGTAGCGATAGGCAAAGGTAATAGCCGCCTTGTGCATCAACTAGTGATGGAAGCCTTTGTTGGGCGGTGCCCTGCTGGGTGTGAAGTTTTGCATTTGAACCACGACCCTGCTGACAACTGCGCGTCTAATTTAAAATACGGCACTCGCAGCGAAAATATGCGCATGGATTACGCTGCTGGCAATAGGCCTTACCCACATTGGTTGATTGGGGCGCGCTGGAAATGACCGTACTCTTTTTGGATATTGAGACCTACAGCGAAGTGCCGATCACGCACGGGACGCATCGCTACGCCGAAGAGGCGGAAGTGCTGCTGGTTGCCTTCGCTTGGGACGACGAGCCGGTGACCGTCTTAGACTGCGCCACCGAGGGGTGGGACAAATGGATGGGCACGTTGCAGTGGGCTGTTGATCATGCCGACACCGTTGTTATCCACAACAGTCACTTCGACCGCACCGTGCTGCGCCACTGCGGCGTAAACATACCCGTCGAGAAGATCCGCGACACGATGGTGCAGGCGCTCGCCCACAGCCTTCCCGGTTCGCTGGGCACGCTGTGCGACGTATTGGGTGTGCCTACCGACAAAGCTAAAGACAAGGCAGGCAAAAAGCTGATACACTTATTCACGAAGCCACGGCCGAAGAATATGAAGTTGAGGAGAGCGGACAGTGTCAGTCACCCCACCGAATGGAACGAGTTCATCGAATACGCCCGCCTCGATGTGGACGCGATGCGAGACGTATATGGACGCCTGCCGAATTGGAACAATAGTCGGAGTGAGCGGAACCTTTGGCGAATTGACCAAAGAGTTAATGACCGTGGCATCGCCATCGACCTTGAACTCGCCCACGCAGCCCTTCGAGCTTTTCGAAGAACTTCAGGAACTCTGGCCGCTCGTGCAGCCGATCTAACAGGCGGCCACGTAACGAAGCTGACGCAGGGCGCGCGCTTCCTACAGTACCTGCGGGACTACCACAATTTCACGCCGGAGAACCTGACTAAGTCCACCGTCGCCGAACTGCTCCGCAGCAGCAGCCTGACGCCCTTCGTGCGTGAGCTGTTGGAGATCCGGCAGCAGGCGGCGGCCACCTCACCGGCAAAATATAAGGTGCTGCTCGACGCCACGTCGTCCGACGGTCGCCTGCGCGGCACGCTCCAGTTCTGCGGCGCATCGCGCACAGGCCGCGACGCGGGGCGGATATTCCAGCCGCAGAACCTGCCGCGCCCCGTGATGGACGCCGACGAGATCGAGACCGGCATCTCCGCCATGAAGCTGGACTGTGAAGATCTGCTGTTCGACAACGTGACCGACCTGTGTTCGTCCGCCGTGCGCGGCTGTCTGGTGGCCCCTGCGGGCCGCAAGCTGGTCATCGCCGACTTGTCCAACATCGAGGGCCGCGTGCTTGCGTGGCTGGCCGGTGAGGACTGGAAGATTAAGGCCTTCTACGACTTCGACCGTGGCATCGGGCACGACCTGTACGTGGTCGCCTACGCCAAGGGCTTCAACGTCGACCCCGAAGTGGTGGTCGATAACAAGAAGAACGGCGACGGGTCCATGCGCCAGTACGGCAAGACGATGGAGCTGGCGTGCGGCTATCAGGGCGGCGTCGGAGCCTTCCGCACGATGGGCGGCCCTGCGGTCGCGGCCATGACGGACGACGAGATCAAGCCGCTGGTGACCGCGTGGCGCACGGCGCACTCTGCGACAAAGAGCCTCTGGTACGACGTCGAGGGCGCGGCGCGCGCGGCAGTGCGCGGCAAGGGCGAGAGCTTCGACGTGCGCGGCCTGCTCCACTTCGACATGAAGGACGGATGGCTGCGCATCAAGCTGCCCAGCGGGCGCTACCTGTCCTACCGCAACGCCAAGATCGAGGACGCGCGCGTCACGTTTGAGGGCGTGAACCAGTACACTAAGAAGTGGGAGCGCATCGAGACGTACGGCGGCAAGCTGGTGGAGAACATCGTTCAGGCCGTCGCCCGCGACGTCTTCATGACCGGCATGGTCGGCGCGGAGGAGCACGGCTACGAAGTCTGCATCCGCGTGCATGACGAGCTGATTACCGAGACGCCGGACACGCCCGAATACAGTGTGGCGCAGCTTGCGTCGATCATGGCCACCAACCCGTCGTGGGCCGTCGGCCTGCCGCTGGCTGCGGCTGGGTTCGAGACCCACCGCTACAAGAAGGATTGAGATTATGGCAGCCGAATACAACCCCTACAACATCACATTTCTGTACGGATTTATGGAGCCAGACGGTGGTGCATCGTTCAGTTTCAACGCCGACATGCCCCGCAAGCTGATCCTGACCAAAGAGCGGTGCTTCGGGGCCGCCAACGCCGACACGGCGACTGTGCTGGTCAAGGACGGAAAGCCCAAGGCTAAGTGCGATGCTGATCGCGCGTACCTACACTACGTCATCGACTGTTGGCTTGACGACAAGCCCGTTGACTTGCAGCCGAGTGAATTAGATTGACGCCCGCAGGCAAGCTACAGGACCACCTCAAGCAGAAGGTGCAGAAGAGCGGGGGGCAATACCGCAAGGTGCGCTGGGAAGGCCGCAACGGCTGCCCTGACTGCTTTGTGTGGTGGGACTGGCCACACGTCGCCTTCATCGAGATCAAGGCCTTCGGCGACCGCGTCAGCACGATACAGGAACGCGAGATTTTACGCATGCGGGCGCACGGCGTGCCGGTGTACATCGCGCGTACAATCGAAGAAATCGACGAGATTGTGGAAAAAGTGCGAAACGGGGTTGCAACCACTTAGTTGTTGTGCCAATAAGGCTTCACCAACAACGAAGGAACTACCGCCATGACAAAAACACCCGGACAGATTGCCTACGAACAAGATGTGTTGCGTCAGCCATTTTACTTGCCTCGCGTTGATGGAACTCGGCTTCCACGCTTGCCGTGGGATCAGCTAGGTGCGATTGAGCGCCACTCGTGGGAGAAGAACCCTACGCCGAGGAAATGGTAATGACACGAACATTTAAGCCGCACGACTATCAGGTGGACGCCATGCGCTTCCTCTATGACGTGCCGCGCTGCGCCCTGTGGATGCCCATGGGCGGCGGGAAGACCGTCACGACGCTGACGGCGCTGGACAACATGTCCGTCGTGGATGACATCTATCCCGTGCTTGTGCTGGCCCCGCTGCGCGTCGCGAAGTCGACGTGGCCCGAGGAGGTCGGCAAGTGGGGCCACCTGTCGCACCTGCGCGTCAGTGTCATCACCGGCACGCCGAAGCAGCGCGAGCGTGCGCTGGCTGCCGATGCCGACATCTACACCATGAACTACGACAACATTAAATGGCTGCGCGACCAGTTGGGCGGCGCGTGGCCGTTCAAAACAATCGTGTCCGACGAGTTCACGCGCCTAAAGTCCTACAGGCTGCGTCAGGGCGGCTCTAGGGCACGATTGCTGGGTCAGGTGGCCCACGGTGAGGGAAGCCGCTTCATCGGCCTCACAGGGACGCCTGCGCCAAACGGCGTCAAGGATCTGTGGGGGCAGATATGGTTCATCGACAAGGGCGAGCGGCTGGGCCGCACGTTCAGCGCCTTCGAGCAGCGCTGGTTCCGCAAGGGGTACGACGGCTACAGCCTCGTGCCGTACGAGCACACGCAGCACGAGATCGAGGAGAAGCTGCGCGACGTCTGCCTGACCGTGCGCGCGCTGTCGGTTGAGGAGCCGAACGTGGTTCCGGTGTACGTCGACTTCATCCCGTCCGTGCGCCAACTGTACAAGTCGATGGAGGACAGCCTGTTCGCGCAGCTCGCGGAGAACGAGGTCGAGGCGGCCAACGCGGCCGTGCGGACGCAGAAGCTGTTGCAGATCGCCAACGGCGCGATGTACGTGGACGACGAGGGTAAGTGGGAGACTATTCATAATGCCAAGCTGGATGCGCTGGAAAGCATTATTGAGGAGGCTAACGGCGCGCCCGTGCTGGTGGCCTACAATTTCAAGCACGACCTTCAGCGTCTACAGGCGCGTTTCAAGCACGGTCGGGTGCTGGACGCTAACCCTGATACGATCAGGGACTGGAACGCCGGACGGGTGCCGATACTATTCGCTCACCCTGCGTCGGCGGGGCACGGCCTCAACCTCGCGGACGGGGGCAACATCCTCGCGTTCTTCGGCGTCAACTGGAACTTAGAAGAGCACATGCAGATCATCGAACGCATCGGCCCCATGAGGCAGAAGCAGGCGGGGCATGACCGCCCTGTGCTGGTGTACCCGATACTGGCGCGCGACACCGTGGACGATGTCGTCATGGAGCGCCTGTCAAGCAAGCGCAGCGTCCAAGAGGTTTTAATAGAAGCAATGAAACGAAGGAAAAGAAAATGAGCGACAAGAGCTTTATATGCAGCACATGCTGTGTCGAGCACGACACACTGTCGAGGGCGCTGGAGTGTTTCAATTCACATGAACAAGCCAAGATGCCTGAACCAAAGGCCTCCGAGCTGCTTGGTCGGGCCGCAGCCCTGATGCACGAACGCGGGCAGACGTACGACGAGCCAGAGGGCGAGCGGTCGATGGGCAAGATCGTGACGGCATTCAACGCCATCACAGGCCGCGACCTGTCCGAGAGCGAGGGCTGGATGTTTATGCAGCAAGTCAAGCTGGTGCGCCTGTTTACGCGCAGCGACTACCACGCCGACAGCGCCGAGGATAACATCGCCTACGCCGCGTTGCTGGCCGAAGCCAAGGGAGACGGACGTTGAGCGCGGGAGAGACGACAGAACTTCTGTATCCGATCCTCGCAGGGGCAAATATGCCGGATGACATGGCCGAAGCTCTTATGCTTCTTATGGTTGAGTACAGCGATAAACCGGAAGCCACAATGACTGCGGAACAGGTGCGCGTCTTTATCCGAACGACCCCGTTCAGCCACGTAGCGGATGATTTCAGGGACTATTACTTACTATTCGCCGGATAGCTTTGCGAGCCTGTCCGCGATGGCTTGCGCGGCGTCATCGTTTAAAAAGCCAAAGGTTCCTGCTTGCATAAACTTGGATGTGTTGCCCATGCGGACAGGCTCACGCGGCGGCTTTTTAGGTGTCATACCTGCTGCAACTTTAGCGTCGTAGGCGGCTTTTTCGGCTGCGTATTCTTTTTGCTGCCTGCGCCACTCCCCTTCAGAAAGCGGAGTGTTCTGGCCGCGAAACACAGATAGGTCTCCGAGGTCTGCGTACTTTTTGCCCAACATAGGACCGACCACTTCGGCAGCGTTAATGTCAGGCCCAAGAGTGCCAACGATTTTACCGGGTATGTTATAGCCGTAGGTGGGGTTAGCGCTGGGGTCGAACACAACTTCCTTGTCTGGATCAATCTCCATAACATTCTGTAAGAAAAAACTAGGCTTTGCGCGCTGGTCAGGAGCCGCGATAAGCGCTCGCGTGATCGGCAATGAAAGGCCACCTTCACCAGCAAAACGGTCGGCTAACGCGGCTTGTAAGGCTTTGCGCTCGTCACCCCCAAGTGCCCCAAACTGTTCGTAACCTACGGGATTGTCAATTCCCTTAAAGTCAGGAATGAACTGGCGGATAAGTGCATCGACATTTTTACGGTCGCCGCCGCCAAGAGCCGAGTTAGCTTGCGACATCATCAGTTCGCCGGTAGTCTTGGAGAAATCGGTTCCGGTTCCGCCCATGCGATATGGTGCCCAAAGAGGATTGACCCCATACTTCTTTTTCAGGGCTGCCGCAGTGTTCATCATCGCGGTAGCGGTCTGCGGTGTTGATACCGCCCAAGCGTAAGGGTTGTGGTATGCGAAATCCTGCCCCCCGTACTCGTTAACAGGAATATCTAATGCGTTGTTGCCGACGTGCGTTATGGTCTCGCCCGACCCAAGACGGTCAGACATACCAACCATAATTGGCCGTCCTGTAATGTCGTCTATGCCAAGTACAGGCCCATCTGGCGCGGGTTGCCGCTGTTCGGTCTTAACGACAAAATCTTTTAATGCGGGCACTTCGGTCTTTTTACGTAAACCGTAGATGCTTGGGTCAAATACCGCCTTGGATAGGTCGCGGATGCCCGCTTCTTCGGCCCCACGCACCGCGCTTTTAACAGCCGTCTTCTCGACACCCTTCGTCGCGGTTTTCGTGGCCGCCTTCTTTACGATCTTTTTCTCTGCGGTCTTTGTCACGGCCTTCGTGGCCGCTTTAGTAGCCGCCGTTTCAGCGGCCTCTACGCCCGCCTTCGTGGCGAGTTTACCTGCGCCACGACCTTGGGGGAGCACACCCGCCACGGCGAGAGGAACCATAGCGGCGAGTTTCTTGCCGCCAACTTCATTGCCGCGCGCCCGTTCAGTCGCCGCCTGCTTAAAAACGCGGTACGGATCGGCCAGCGGGTCGATGAACCCAGCCTTGAGCAGCCGCAGACTTTCCTTAATCGGCGTCTCGCGGAGAGGTTTGTTCTCTTTGCGCAGCCATGAATACGCATCTTGCCCCGCCCTGACGATGTCGTTCCTGACGCTCTGCGGCGTGGACTTTACTGCATAATCGTACGCGGCACCGCCAAGCGTGGCCGCTGCCGAGTTGCGCGGATTTACGACAAGCATGTCACCGAGCGTATTCAGATAATCGCCAGCGGAAGGCTCCTTTGCCTGAGCGGCCTTTTTCTTGCGCACCGCAAGAGGCTTTGCCGAAGGATCTGGTACGCGCACGTACCGACCCGTCGCGTCGTCATAAACCTCAAGCCCAAACCCGTCGCTACCAGCCATTATTTCTTCCCTTTAGCGCCATAGTGGCGCGCCATGTCGGAGATGGTTGCCTTGCCGCCCTTTTTGAACGGCTGAACGCGGCCACCACGATACTTACCTTTTACGGGCTTTGCGAGGTCCGCGAGTTCTTTGACACGGCGGCCTGTAGCCAGTTCGACGAACGTGTCCGTCTCAGGGTCGTATTCAATAGCCTTGTCCCCGAACATTACCGCCCCTTCCTCGGGGATGGGCGCTGCCTTCGCGACCGCTGTTTCAACGACGGGTGCAACTTCAGTCGGTGACGCAAGTACCGGCTCTTCCCGCGCTTCGGGCACCAGAGTTGGGATAAGGCCCGGAGCCAACACCCGATCAGGCGTGTACTTCTCGACGAGGTCTGCGATATTGCCGCCGACAGCGGGGCGATCAAACATGAACTTCGACAAGCCACGCTGCCCGCCGCGAGAACCTAACAGGCTGAGAAGGGCGAGTGGGGTCAGCGTTGTGGCCGCGCCGTAGAGCGCGTCCTCACCGGAAAGACCAGTTTCTTGGTTGTAACCGAGGCCGCCGCCAGCAACGCCACCAGCGCCAGCAAGACCCAATCCGGTCAACGCCGCACGACGGGCTGTGCCGCTGTCTGGCATTTTCGACGGGATGACGTTCTGCGCCAACCGCGAAAGCTCCTTCAGTGGGGGTGTGCCGGGGTATTTACGCCCACTAGCAGACACGGCTTGCGTGAGGTTGCCCGGCGTGAACACGTCGGCACCGAGGCCCGTTGGATCCATCTTCGCGCGCTCTATGGCGTCGGCCAGTATCTTCTCGCCGCGATACATCGTGTCGGCTTCGCGGAGCAGAGGCACAAGGGTGGGATCTTGCCGCTCTACCGTCTCGCGCAAGACGTTGCCGACGCCGCCAAGGGCGTCCCTGTAGTCTTTCTCGAAACCGGGCTTCGTGGTCTCGCCCTTGTACCCGCTAAGGCTGCGCTGCGCCTGCTGGTAATCAGAGCCGGACATGGTGCCGCTACGACCGATTGGTGTATTTATGATGCTGTTCTTGACCGCCAGATCGAATTTGTCCGCGAACTCACCCGTCAGCCTGCTGCGTGTGGCGAGGGCGTCAACCATGTCCTGCGTGAACAGTGGGTCATTCAGGTCGAATTGCTTGCCCGCAACGGCGTCGTCGTACGCCTTCGCCCGCGCCGCTTTCAGCGCAGCCATACCCTCGTCGCCGTAGCCCATAGGCTGGCCGCCAACTTCACGGAATGCCGCTTTGTTTAGGTCGGCGATGCTTTCACCACGTCGTGCGTTGATTACGTCACCCACGATAGGAATAGAAGTGGCCGCGTCCTCGATTGACTTCGGCGCGCCGCCCAGTTGCTGGCCAATGGTGAGATTTTCCACACCGTAGCGGTCGATCAGTTTCTGGACTGTGGGCGCGCGATCCGCGCCGCGCAGGATGAAGTCGCCCGCGTTGCCGAGGGTCTTTCCGAGCAGAGTACCGCCAGCGCCTGATATAGCGCCAGTGGTGCCATCACCCTCAACGGCGGCACCGTAGGCCGCGCCTTGCGTGGCGTCGCTGAGTAGGTTGCGCAAGAAGGTCGCGCCCTTGCCGCCGGACGTGATGTACTTTTGCAGTTCGGGTGCTTGGGCTAACAGTTTGGACGCGCTTGCGCCGCCGAGCTTCGCAAGAGCCGAGCTACCGCCGATAGAGCCGAGGATGTCGCCTGCCATGGCGGCGTTAGGGTTAAGTTCGCGAAGTGCCGCCATTTGGGGCAGCAACGCGTCCGCAGCATTCAAACCTAAGCCCGAGATGCCCGTCGCAGCGGCGGTGCCGACTGGGGACATCACGGCCGTGCCCGCCGCCCGCTCTAACATGTTGCGCGTGTCATCGACGGTCACTGGAGGTATCGTGACGTTCACGGGCTGTTTAGGGTCGTTGTACTGCTTCAGATACTCGACGGTGCGAGGATCGTCTTCATAAGGCAAGTCTGGGCGGAAGCCGTACTTTGCGTCAAGAGCGCGGCGGACGTTGGCGTATTCCTTCAGGCCCACAGATCCGCGAGGGTGTTCCGCAAGCCAAGCGTTCATCTCCGCCTGCATCTCTGGCGGGATGGGCATGCTCTTCTTCTCGGCGTCGGACGCGGCCGCCGACATCTCAATTGGTTGGGCAAACGCGGCGTTGTCAGGAAGCGCGGTGGATGCGTCCGCCTGCGCTGGGGCCGCCGTCTGAAGGCTGTCCAATTCAGGCGGTATGTCCTTGAACGTGCCTACTTCACGGACGCCCAGCTTGCTGCGCTCGCTCTCTGGGAGGGCGAGATACTGCTGCGCCGCGATTTCTACAGGCTCGGCCCACTTGATGGGCGCTAGGCCCATCGACCGCGCTTTGGCGTCGATGCGGCGGCGTAGGTTGTACACCTTACCGAGAAAGGTAAGATCGAAATCTGACGTTGACGGCTGGTTGGCCTGCACGAAACGCGCGGCATCGGCGTCCGACTGTGAACCCATGCCCGGTATTTTGAAGAGAGATAAACCAACGTCCGCAAGGCCCGCAGCGGTTGAGTTTATCGCGCCCTTCTCTTGCGTCGGGAAGTACTCCAGCGTGGATTTGATGAGGCCCTGCCCTGCTAAGTTTTTGTTGAACTGTTTGGTCAACAGGTTGATGGCATCCACGGCGGTGTTCAGGTCGCCGAGGACGCGCGTCTCCGTCGTCTGTTGCTCTACGTTCTTTTGCGGGCCTTCTTTCGCCTCTCGCGCTGCACGATCATTTTCGAGTTGCAGTTTAATAACGTCTTGCTGCAACTTATCCACTTCAAGCGGCGTGAGCGCAGTTGTGCGCGCTGCCGTGGCCTCTGACGACGCAGCGGATGCCCCGCTTTGCCTAACGTCGGCGCGGGCCGCTGACTGCTCAGTCGCCGCTGGGCCTGACCATTTGACGTCGTCGAGATTATAGCTCTGTACCATTATTCCGTCTCCTGACCGATGACATTGCCAGCCGCATCGAGGATTTCATACGCCTTGGGGTTGCCGCCAAAGCCGTATAACTTACTCATACCGTCAGATAAAGTGACGATACGCCGTCCACCTAAAACGCCGGACTTTACAGGAACAGGGCGATCCTTCGGGATAAACCGTCCAAACCTTTCCGACCATTGACCGGGACCGGTGCCTTGCTTCGCCAACTTCGCCATAGCAACCGCCGTTGATACGTCCTGATTGGCGAGGCCAGCCCGCTGTGTGAGCTGGGCGGCTTGCAGCGCGCTGAGGGCGTCCTTACGCTTGACTTCACCTTCGCGCTGGGCTTGCTGCTGCTGCTGCAAGACAGGCATGACATTACCCATGACACCGCTGAGGCCCCGCGTGCTTGTCGGCGCAAAGAGCGCGGAAGACAGTTGATACATACGCTCGCTGAACGACGGGCCGGTGCGCTGGGCCGTTATCTTCGCGGTCAGGTCGTCGTAGTACTTCTTGTAGTCGTTGTTGAGCTTGTTGCGCTCGGCGACTGCCGCCTGAACATTGGGGTCGTTGTATACTGACAGGCCGCCAGCGTCTGCGGTGTCTTCGCCGTCAATCTCGTTCTCGACCTCGTTTAAGGTATCTAGCCCAGCCATTAAAAGATCCCTGCTTTTTTAAGGTCGGCAATTATGCCCGCCGCGCCAGTTAAGGCACCACCAATCTGCGAAGCCGTGCTCGCAGGGTATTCCTGTTTGACGCCCGAGGGCGATATGCCGTACTCTTGCGTCGCGCTCGGAACACCAGTGGCGACGCCCTTGAGCGCGTTCACCATGTTGTTAATCTGCTCCTGCGGGTAGCCCTGCTGACGCAGGAAGTCGCCGTACGCCACGTCGAGGTTCTTCTGGCCCTGCTGCTGTTCCAGTGCGCCGACGCTGCCGACGGCACCCGCGCCAGTGAGGCCGAGTTCCTGCGCCTTCGAACCGAGGGCCGACAAGGCACCGGATGCGGCGAGCTGCTGTTCCTGTTGCGTCTGCGCCAGATTGCCCGCCGTTGCGGCCAAGTTGCCAAAGCGGGTAAGGTCGGTGCCCGCAAGCCCGGCGGCCTCAGAGTAGCCGGACTGGAGAGCCTTCGCCTGCTGCGCGAGGATGTCGGCGCTGACGTCACGGACGGCGCGTGAAGTGTCGGTCATCATACCCGACGGCGTGCCGCCTAAGCCACCGCGTCCGCCGAAGCCGAGCTGACCCGCCTTGATGTAGCGACCCTCAACTTCAGGCAAGATGTTTTCGGTGAGGTTGCGTGTGCCCAGCTCGGCGATGCGATTGGTGACAGCATCGTTGAACGGGTTCATGTACGAGCCGATGTTCGACACGGATGTCTGACCCGCCTGCGTTAAGTAAGGCTGCGCGACGTTAAGCGCGCCCGGCGCGTTCGCGGCTGCCTGCGCGGCTTGCGTGGCTTGATCGAGCATCGGCTGGTATGCCGTGGCGGCCGTGCCAGTCATGTCGAATGCCCGCCGCTGCGCTGGCGTGAAGCCAGCGACGCGCGGCATTGGCGCGGTTTCGTACGGACGGTTGGCGATGGCGCTCTGACCCGACAGGATGTCCATCGCGTAGTTGGTGTACCAATCAGGCATCACCGTCTGTTTGGTCATGTCCGTCAGGGCGGAACCTTGTGGGATTGCAGCCCCTTCGGCCATGAATGAGCTGAGATTAGGGTTAGCCATTAAATACGTCCTCCGGACAGATACGCTTCGGGCTTCTTGGCATTAGCACTAAAACGGCCTTTTGCCAACTTCTTACCCTTATGTTTACGAACTTTGACCCGCAGGTCGTCTAACTTCTTTGCGCCCGCCTTGCTCGATCCGTCGCCGAGTAGGGCGACAGTCTCGGCGTCGATGACATATTCGCCGTCGGACAGCACCGCAGGGATGTCGTCGCTGCGGCCAGTGCCGGGGCCGTTGACCGCAAATTCAGTGCGTTGCGACCGGCCGCCGTGCTTCGCTGGCATCGCGCCACCTTCGGCGAAACGCATGTTGTCAGTGTCGGGGGCGTACATCGCCGGACCAGCAGGGTTGCCGAGTACCGGTGTTGTGACTGGCGCGGAGATGGCTGGCTGCGCGACAGGCGCGGGGTTGGGACGCGCCACGTAGTCGTAGAAGTTAAGCTCAGGCCGCTCGCCGTACGTCAGCCAGTCTTGCTCGCCCACAGGGCGCAAGGTGCGGTTTACGCCGACAGCGCCGAGGCCACCTGCGGCTGGCAGTTTGGCCGAGAAGATTGGGTTCAAGCGGCCGTTGCCCGCGCCGCCGTAGGTGCCGGTTTGGTCCGACCCATCTTTGCCGCCACCGGCACCGAGTAGGGGTACGATCTTACCAGCGATAGACAGGTAGTCCTCAATGCCGAGGGGTTTTTTCGTCAGCGCCGGATCTGGTGCTGGCACTTGCGGTATGCCGAGATCCGCGAGGACGGAACCTTCAGGCAAACCTTTTTCTTTGCCAAGTGCATTAACGACAATGTCGGTATCGAGAGCGCCCGTGATTGGGACGGAAACTGGCGCGGCCTGTTCAAGCGGACTTGCTTTAACGAGGATTTCGTTCGGGTCGTAAGGCTCAGAGTACATCTTCTCAAACGCGGACGTGTCTTGTCCGGGCGTGCCGAACTGGTCGCCGCCAAAACCAACACTACCGAACTTGCCGCCGGTGACGGTGAGGCCGTCGTACGGGGCTTCGGTTTTTGGTTTCAACGCTTGTTGGATTTTATTCTGCGAGCCACCGAGAGAGGTGCTTATGCTGGCGGGAGCAGATCCTACGACATTTATGCCGGTAAAACCATCGCCGCCGGTGCTGGCGTTGACACTTGAGCCTCCACCAATTCCTAAACCTTTAGTTACGTCAGGCGCGAGGTAGCTAAGGCCGCCGGATACAACACCGCCGAGCAAAGCGTTTTTAAGGCTCTGGCCGGTAAGCACGCCGCCTGCGGTAGAGCCAATGCCCGTACCGATTGCCGTTCCAGCCCTGAGACCTACGTTAGCGGCGTCGCCGATAACAGGTCCGAGAAGCTGTCCGCCAGCGGCAGATAGGCCGCCCATCGCCGCGCCTTTTAGAATGTTGTCACCCTTAAGCGCGGCACTCGCACCGCCAACGCCTGCCCCAGCTCCGATAGAGCCGAGAACGCCAAGATTAAGACCCGGCACAAACGCCATTGCCAGAGGCAGTGCGGTGCCGACGGCACCCGCAATCTTGCCCGCCGTGCTTTTATTGTACTTTTCGTTCGTGACAGGTTGGTAATTATCTGGGGTGAGGCCCGCCTGAATTTGATAGTCAGCTTTGCGACCCATCGTGTCGGTCATGTTCTGACCTATCTTAACCGCCTCACGGGCGGCGTCCGGACCAACGCCTTCAAAAATAACGCTGTTGGTGCTGCGATCAACAACGCGCACCAATTCGTTTGGCTGAACGTAGAACTGATTGTCCGCGCCATACGCAGTTGGGTTGCCCTTGTTTGAGGTAGGCGCAGTGATAAGCTGCGCGCCAGACATATCTACATAGTTTGCGCCCAGACCGCCCATAGATGGCAGCCCCGCCATACCGCCCGATGAGCCGCCAGCGTTGTTTGCCGACAGAGCGTACAACTTCGCCAAATCTGCTTCAGACAGGCCTAAGCCGCTCAGGTCGTAAGGGGCAACAGCCTCCTGCGTCATCGGCTCAACCATCGCCCGCTGTGGCGTGACAGGCTCCGCGTCCACGATTGGCGCAGGCCCGTACTCAGGCACGGAAGCCTCCAAGTAGTTACTGAAGCCGGGGATGTAGTTCATGAGCTTGTACCTTCGAGCATTGGATATACACGCATTCCCCACTCACGCCAATCAGAGAACTGGTATGGGTCGGGAATAATTTGTTGCGTAAATGGGGAGGCACGCAGCAGCCCTATAGCCCAGCCTTGCCACTCGGCCTCTTCGGGTGGGACGCCGAACGACCACGCGTCGTTGACCGACAGGATAACTGAAGCCGCCCAGTCGTCCCATGTCATGCCGCGAGGGTCGATCATCCCAGTGTCGTCCCGTCGCCGGGCTGGACGTGCGCAAGCACAAGGCCCATCTGATAGTTGCCGCCGAGGGTGTTGCTCTCAAAGCGGAAGCGCAGCTCGCGCCGCTGTGTCTTGAGGAAGACGACCTGCTCCTGCGGCGTCTGCGGCGTCTCCACAAACGTCATAATCTCGCCGTTGACCTCTTGGGCGCGGGCGTTGGCTCGGCCCATGACCTGCACAGTCATGTCGCCGCTCTGCACGAAGTCCGGCTCAAGCATCAAGACCTGCATGGACTTGTTGATGCCGGACGTGACGGGCAAGGACAGGTCGGCCGTCTCAAAGTACGACTGTATCGGGTTGAGCGTCAGGCCGTCGATTTCGTCGGTGCCGACCTCGTGAACCCAGAACTTGTAGGGGTTGTCGAACGTCAGGTCGAACGTGGCCGCGCTGCCCGATCCGCCAGTCACGCTGACGGGGCTGGTGGGTATCTCAGCGTATTGACCCGCGTTGCTGATTGTTACGCCAGTAACGCCGCCTGAGCCGTTGACGGTTGTCACCGTCAGTTCGGTCGTAATCGGGCCGAGACCACCCACGACGTCGAGCGTGTCGCCTGCGGTGTAGCCGGTTCCCGCCGCGTTGATGGCGACGCTGACTGCTTGGGCCTCTTGCGGCTCAACGCCAGACAGGAGCGGCTTGCTAAACACGGAGGGGAATAGGCCCGCGCCGCGTCCGCCGTTGGGCAGTGCGGTGTCGTACCATGAGTTCTCGCGCACGTTATAGATGACGGCGTGGTTTGGCTCGAGACTGTCGCCGAACGGGAAGCACCACCAGATCTCGCCGAAGCGCGGAACCTTGTATGCGAACACCTTCTGGCGCTGCGCATAGTTCAGGTTGTCGAAGAAGAAGTTGATGTTCATGTTGTTCTCGACTTCGCGCACGACGCCGTTGAACATCAGGAAGCGGTCGGTGCCGATCCAATAGAAGATGCCGTCGTACTCAATGACGGACGCGGCCGACAGGATGGACGACTGCGCGCTAATTGTGTCGAACTGGAACACCGGCGTGCCGCCGACGTACGTGCCGCGAATGAGGCTGTCCGCCGACCAGAAGAGGCCGGACGGGCTGTTGCCGGGGCCGCCGCGCAGCGGCATCGCCTTAACGACCTTCTGGCCGGTGATGTACGCGTTGCCCGCGCCGGAGCCGGTAAAGTCGCTCGGCTTGTTGGGAACGGACCACGCCGCGTAGCCGTCGTTGCCGAAGGCGAACGTGTACGGCGGCAGAGACACAACACCGCCCGTGACGCTGAAGTTCGAGGGCACCGTGGTGACTTGCGTCAGGGCAGACGTGCCGAGGAGGTCGCCGACGAAGAGTGCGCCGCCGTCGCTGTTGCAGATGCAGCCGAGGTTCGGTGCGACTTGCGCGACGATCTGGTTGCCGTTCGTCGTGTCGTACGCCGTGGCGAACTGCCAGAGGTTGCCGTCGGCAACCGTAAAGCCCGACGAGGGCGTGCGGTCGGTGATGACGCTCGTGTTGTACGTGCTGTCGATGAAGAAGCGCTCGAGGCGGTCAGCCGATCCGGCGTGGACGTAGGTCAGCAGATCCTGCGTGTATTCGTGCAGCGCACGCGGCAGGCCGCGCAGGAACTTGTTGATCGAGCGGTAGCCGCCGATCTTACGCGGCAGGCCGCGCTGGAAGCGCACCCACTGCCCGTCGACGTACTGGTCGCCCTCGAACTTCGTCCCGTCCCGCTTGATGCCGGGCAGCGATTTAATCTGTACGATCTGTTCGGCCATTAGCTTTTTTCACTCAAGGCAAAGATTAGGAGCTGCACTTTAACGTCAGTAGCGGCCGTATCACAAGTGCCATCTGGGTTGAACACCGCAGGCACTTCAAAGTAGGTGCCGTCCTCAAACGTACCCTTGGCGTACCATTCAGCTTCATTTGCTGGATAGAAGATCGTTATGCCCATACGATTGACCTCGTGTCGCCAACGGTCGTGCCGAACACGGTGGGCGCACCGTTAAATGTCCATGACGTTACCGACCCGTTGTTGGCGTAAGAAGCATCAACGCGGTTTAACGTAGTGCCGCCAACAGTCAGCGTTTCCCATCCAGAATTAGGCGCGCTTCCTGATACGCTAAAGAATAGATAAATTGGATTAAAATTAAAATACACATCTTTAAGTTCAGCGACATTCAGGCCGCTATTCGCCCACGTCGCTGGGTCGATACTTCCTTGACCACCGGCACCAAAACCGTAGCTGTAAAAAGAACCTGCCGCTAAGTAGCCAACAGTTACCGTTGCGGTTCCGGCATATACCGAGCCGCCGCTTCCAGCCAGAGCGCATATAACCCCAGTCATTAGCTGAGACCCGCGCCGGTGATAACCCAAGTCGTTGAGGACACTTTGGTGCACGTTGCTAGGCCATATTGCGCAAGTGTGCGAGTTCCTGTGTTGGCAGTTCCAGCTTGGCGCAACGTGTCCGAGGTGATGGACACCGTTTGGCTGCTTCCGCTGTCGTTATAGAGGACGACCGCTGTTCCGATAGGGAACGCGACAGAGGCGTTGGCAGGGATAACCCAGCCGCCGGTCGTGTTGGCAACCTGCTTGCCCGCGTCAGACAGCGCCAGCGTGTAAGCGCCGGTCTGGGCGTTCTGCGGCAATCCGCGATAGCCGAGAGTGCCCGCCGCGATGGTCCCCGTGGCTGTGATCGTCACGTCTTGGTCGAGTGCGGTGATGTCAGTGTTCGCGCCAGAGGCAGCCGCGCCGAGGTTAGTCAACGCGCCACCCGCAGTCGATGCGCCCGTGCCGCCCTGCGCAACGCTCAGTGGCGTTGTGAGGCCCGTCAGTGACGTGATGTCGCTGTTGGCCCCAGAGGCCGCCGCCGAGATGGTCGAACGCGCGCTTCCGGCGGACGCGGCGGTGAACAGCGCGGAGCCAACACCTGTCGCTCCGAGGTTGGTGCGCGCACCGGACGCGGTAGTCGCGCCTGTTCCGCCCTGCGTTACAGGCAAGATGCCCGCAAAGGCTGCCGAAGTGGTCGCCGAGATGATGTTCGTGCCGTCGCAGTACAGGATGGCCGTTGAACCTTGGTCCACCAAAGTGGCAGCGCCGCTGGCAGTTTTCACGCCGAGCGTGAACGCGCCGGTCGTGGCGTTGTTGACCCAGTACTGCTGCACCGTTGCGGGCACGACGATTTCGGCGTTGGACGCCAGCGTGCCCGTGAACTTGTACGCGATACGGTTCAGCTCAGAGCCAGCGAGCGTGTACGTGCCGCCGGTGACGGCAATCGACGTATAGTCGAAGGCGAAGACCGCCTGTTGGCCGAGGCCGATTGTGTACCACTGGACGCCGTCGCTTACGACCACGGCGCTGTCGCCCGGTTGCAAGAGGAGCGTGGACGCGGCGTTGATAAGCTCGGAGCCGGAAGGATCGACGGTCAGGTCGCCTTGGCCGCCGTTGCGTAACTGAACAAACCAGCCGTCGCCAGCGGAGACGGCAGTCGGCAAATTGAAGGTGCCAAGGCCGCCAGTCCAGACAAAGACCTTGGCGCGGTCGGCAGTCGTTGAATTGTACGGCGTAACGGAGAAGTCAGCGACGTCGTAATTCTGCGCGAGGGTTGAGCCGTCCGCGACTAAACCAGCGCCAGCCAGAGCGGCGGCCTGAGCCTGAGCTACCGCAGCGCCGTAGCGGAACGTGCGCCACGTGCCGCCGACAGTCGTATTGTTGATAAGATAGCACTGCCACTGCTCGCCCGCAGCAATGCTCAGAATTGGGGTGCCGGAGGCGCTGTTGACGCTGATGGTGCTCGGCCCGAGGTTGTTGAACAGGACCGTCTGGCCGACACCCACCTCGGTCGCGTCTGGCATCGTTATGGTGTACGCGCCCGTCGGTGTGACGTCGATGATGCGTGCGACGATGTTGTTCCCCGTGGTGGCCTCAAGCGGCCACTGGAGGGTGGTGTTGGCGGTCAGCGGTAGGGCGAGATACGACACGTCCGAGGGGTAGATTGTCGTACCGCCGAAGACTTGAGTAAATGACGTGGACATTGTTACGCCTCCTTGCGCACGGCGGATCGGTCTAGGATTTTGGCGAGGTCTTCGCCGTTCAACATTGCCGCCGCGCGGTCGTACATGTTCTGCCAAACTGGGATGCGTTCGTCGTTCTTCAGGAACGGCGTTGCCTCAACCAGCGTGCCATAGAGCAAGAGCTGCGGGGCGTATTCGGTGATCCAGTTGGTCTGCACGCTCTCATCGAGCAGCGGCGGCAGTTCGTAGTACAGGATCTCAAACGGGTAGTCGGCGTCCGGTGTCGGGGCCAGCAACCAGTGGCTGTAGTCATAGTCGCTGTAGAAGAGGGGCACGTCCGTCTCTAAGGCATTCGGCCAGTAGGACCGCAGATATTCGTACACGCGGGAGAACAGGACTTTGCGAGTGTTGTTCCCCGTGCCGGTGCCAATGCTCATCGACACCGTATCGCGCCAGCGGTCGGGCTTGGGGTATACGGATTGGCCCGCAGAGAGCGTGCCGGTTACGACGTTGATGAAGCCCTCAATTTTAAGCTCGCGAGCGATGCGACGCTCGGCGAGGTTGATTAAGCGGGGGATTTGCTCAAAGACAATGGGGTCAGACGCAAGCGTGTTGCCGCGCTCAAGGTAGCGTTGCACGTCTTGTTTCAACGTCGCGAATGTCATCGTAGTGGCCATAGCTCGCCCCTATATCAGATTTTTATGTTTTGCGCACCAGAAAACCCGCATTCATCATACGGCATCCAGCATTTCAGGGCAAGCGTACACACGCAGTCCCTGACCGAACTTTTTATGGTACGTGATCGAGCAAACTTCCCTGTCCGAGAACCACGCGCCGCGAGAGGCGTAGGCATCGCGAGCGGCCAGTGTCGGGTGTTGGAACACCTTCATGCCCGCGTGCTCTTCTTCCTTGGTGTGGTGGTAGTTTCCGGTGTGGCAGTAGCGTTTCTTCGTACGACCCCATATCTCGGCGAACATGGCCGGAATGATCTCGCGCATCGCGCCAAACTTCTTCAAATGGCTGTGGTGGAAGGTGAGCATGACGTCGCCAAATTCGTACGCGTAATACGGCAGCGCGCTGTCGTCCACGGTGATGCGCGGCTCGTTCTCGTACAGCGCCTTAAACATCGTGCGCAGCCAGACGGACGACGCCATGTCGTGGTTGCCTTCGGCGAGGATTATATGGACGGTCTTGTGCTTGGCGAGCAGCATATTGATGATGCGGCGCAGAACCCGAACGGCGACTTCGACCATCTTGGTGAAGCGACCGTCAGCGTCCAATACGTGTCCGCTGGTGGGCGTAACAGCCGACAGGCCGTCATAGTGCAGCAAGTCGCCGAGTTGGTTCAGCACGGCTGTCTCGCTGTCTGGCGAGCATTTAATGATCTGCTCAAAGCAGCCAACGATGACGGCCTCGGCGATCTGCAAATCCCAGTCGGCTTGCATGTTCTCGCGATGCCATGCCAACATGCCGATGTGCGCGTCGGTTAGCGTGTACAGCGTCAGCAAATCGGCGTTGAATTGCTCCGGCGCGACGATAGGCTCGAGGCGCGGCAAGGTGCTCGACATCGCTTCGACGGCAGCCTTGAATATCTCCTGCTGCCGAGCCGCGTCGAGAGAGGCCTTGACCCACTGCGCGGGTTGGGTTTCCGTTGCCTTGTAATAGCTGGACACGCCCTTGGCGATAAAGCCGTCGGGCACGGGCCGCGTAAAGTCAAATTCGGGTGCGTATCCGGCCTTCGCGGCCTTGTTCTTGACGTTGTTGTATATCTCCGACGCGCCGCCTTTGTACAGGCCAAGCGCGCCATCGGCGGCCTTCGCGCCGCCGTGAAGGATTATCGCGTCGAGGACTTTGCGCTGGTTTTCCGTACAGTAGTCAAAGAGCTTCTCGTCTACTTTTATGATTTTAGGCATTAGAGACCTTTCGAGCGGTAGCGTTTACGTCACTTGACGCGTGCGGCGTCTCCCCACGCTTTGATTGTCAAGCGATGCTTTAGGCTGCAATCTGCGTATTTTGCGATAATGTCGGCTTCCCAAAGTGCTCTTTCTGGGTCAATCAACACCGTTGGCGGGGTTTGCAGTGTTTGGCACGGTGACGCCAAGTTGGCTGGCGGCAGCGGCATTGGCGTCACGGACACTGCTTTCGAGCAGCCTCCGCAAAGCATCAGGAGCAGCACAATCAACAGGAACGGCAGGAACCGTTTTGTATATTTCACGAATGGTGTTGGTTCGTTCGGTTGCCACCACATCGGCTTTATTCCGTTCAATTTCGTAGGCTTGCGAAACATTGTCTAAGACCTCTTGTTTTTTGGCATTGAGCTTTCCGGCTTTTTCCAAAGCCTTCGCGTATGCGGCGTCGCACTGCCAATCGCGGACTTTGTAGCCAGAAGCTGCGCTAACGACAAGCGCGGCCGCCGCGATGTATGGCAGGAAGGGCTTAAGCATCATTGTTTGACACCCCTTTAATCTTGCCCCACTCGCGCACCGCGAATGCGCCTGCTATGGCTGTCACTAGCAGTGAAAGACCTGTCAGGTCTGTGGGCATCTCACCCTTGCGGAAAAACATCAGCAAAGGCAGTATTACGCCATGCACCGCCATTGTTCCTGCGATCCAGATACACGTAATCGGACGCCACCACTTACGGATGGCGCACAGAGCGGCCTCTTGTGCGGCAAGAAAGCTGGCTTTAATGCTCATGCTTCATCTGTGGAGACATCCCCACCCTTCAAATAAACAGGCTTGCCGATCACCGGCTCGCCCTTTGGCCAGCGCGATGTTTCCAAACGGCTTTTGCCCAACTTCATTACCTTGACAGAATTTTTCTGATTGCCGCCCAGAACGTAATAATGCTCGGCGTCCTCGCCGACGTAGAAGCCGACGTGGCCACCACCGGCGCGGTCGAACACGAGAATTGCGCCCGGCGCAAGGCGGTCGGAACGCAGCAGCGAGCCGTAGTCAGACCATGCCTTCGCGCGCATGTAGTACTTGGGGTAAGGCAGGCCGACGTCCTTCATGCAGTGCGCCGCAAAGACGCCGCACCAAGGGGTTTCATCGTCGCGCCACCACGCGCCCAGCTTTTCAAGCCAGCCAATAATTTTCGAGTTGTGCTTTGGCCCACGGATCTCGGACAAGCCGATGTAGGTTTCCGCGACCTTTAGCCACCTTGGTTCGGTCATATTACGCCCTTAGCTATTAACGCCATGCCCGCGCCAGCGAGGCCAACCAACGCGCGGTCGACCCAGAGGGCGGCGCTGTTGTGTTTAGGTTGCGCCCGTTCGACCTCGGTCACGCGCGCGTCGAGTGCGTTTAAGTCCTTGGAGAGCGCGTCCTCGACGTTGCTGATTGCCTTGAATGCCCGCTCCAGCGCGGCGGCTATCTGGCCTTGTTGCTGTTCGACGAGGGCGAGTTTCGTGATTGCGTCCGACAACTTGTTCAGCGCGTTCTTAACTTCGCCGACATCTTTGTGCAGTGCGTCGAGCTTGACAGAGAATACGTCCTCGCTCATTTTAAGTTCCGCAGCTTGTATATGGTGGTCAGATACGTGTCTGTAACGCCGTCGACGAGGTTGCCCACGGCGCGATTGCGTTTGCAGATGCTTTCGTGGTTCTCTTCAATCCAGTCCGCGTCAGCCTCTAGGAGCTTCAGCACGTCACGCTCGGATACCTTCGGGGCGGGTATGTTGCCGATTAGCTCAAACGCGCCTTGGTAGGCCTCCACGAGCTTGTCGATGGCGTCGATCACGTCGTCGTAGAAGTCGCCCAGTGACATATGCTTTGCGAAGCTGCCGTCGCCCTTGGCGCGCCAATGCTCAAAGTGCGCCACGTTGCGTGCGTAAAACACGCGGCTAATAAGTTCCTCGATCATGCTGTGTAACTCCCAGACGAATTAAACTGTAGAATAGTGTTCGAGCCGCTGGTGGTTACCGTTGGGCTTCCTGTTGTTATACCAGTGTAATTGGCTGTTGGCACGGAAATAATGACCACGCCAGAGCCGCCTGCGCCGCTATTGGTCCCAAGGCCGCTGCTTCCACCGCCACCGCCGCCGCCAGTGTTAGCAGTTCCCGCCACTGCGTCCGAAGTCCGAGCGCCTGCGCCGCCGCCGCCAGCACCGCCAGCGCCAAAGCGGTCTAAGCCGCCGCCACCACCGCCGCCAGCGCGTGTAACCGAAGTGCCGGTAATAGACGACGCAATGCCGTCGCCACCCTTGCACGGGTTCGTCCCAGCATCCGCGCCGATACCGACAGCCGATGCACCGCCGCCGCCAGCACCATTACCGCTCGCGGACGCGCCGGTACCGCCAGCAAACCCTTGTCCTGATGCGGGGCTACCGCCTGTGCCACTTGGATAAGCGCCACCGCCACCGGAGCCGCCATTGCGTCCTGTGCTGGTCCCATTTTGAGTTCCGCCGCCACCGCCGCCAGTCGAAGTGACACTTAGGCCAGTTCCTGAAAGAACAGAGTTGCTGCCGTCGTTACCTTGTGATGTTCCGCTAGCCGACGCGCCGCCAGCACCGACGGTTACGGTGTATACCGCCCCCGGGGTAAGGGCTGTAGTGCTTGTGAGATAGCCACCGGCACCACCACCACCACCATTGCTCCGACCGCCACTAGCACCGCCAGCAATGACTAGTGCGGTAATTGGCACACCGACGGCGTACGTAAGGACAATTATACCCTGACCGCCTGTGTTGCCACCCGCGCCTGTTGATGCACCGCCCCCTGCACCGCCATACAATGCGCCGCTTCCGCCAACACTTCCAGAACCCACACCGCCACCACCACCGCCACCCGGACCAGCAGTCGCGCTGTCTGAGGTCTGCACCCAGATGGAACCCGTGCCGCCGTTAGCGCCACCTCGGGCGGAGCTTCCGAAGCCACCACCGCCACCAGCCCCTGTGCCTGCCGTGCCAGCAACAGCATTAGTAGAAGATGTCGCACCCGCGCCGCCGCCTGTTCCGTCGCTTGCGTTCCCGCCCGAACCACCAGCGGTCGCCTGACCGGCATTACCCGTGCTGCCATTGCCTGTTGTATATCCGCTAGAGCCGCCACCGCCGCCACCTGTAGTGGATGTCGCACTGGCCTGACCACCGTTACCACCGTCTCCGCCAGTACCAGCCGCGCCGCCACCACCGCCAGCATTTGCCGTGCCGCTGATAGCGCCGCCAGTACCACCTGAAAACTTAGTAGAGCCAACACCAGAAGCTGCCGCGCCACCTGCGCCTACGGTTGTCGTGACGCCAACAGAGCCACCCTTGGCCAATACGCCGTCGGTTGTAGCAGCGGGAGCCGCGTTTGAAGTACGGTTAAGCCATGTATCGGCACCACTGGCGGATGTTGCACCCCCAGCACCTACCACGGAATAGACAGTCTGCCCTGCGGTAACAGTGGCGTCTGCATTTGTTATCTTAGAATAGCCTCCGCCACCCGACCCCGCACGGGCAGTGTTGCCACCTGCTCCGCCCCCGATGACTTCGATGGACCAAGGTGCAGTCCAATCTGAGGGGACCGTAAACGTGCCGCTCGTTGTCCGAAACACAGTTTTGGTTGCTATGGCCGTCGGCCATAACCCCTGCTTTTTCCAGTATGCGGCCTCCGCTAATGTCCAAATCCCCGGAGCCGCAGAAGTGGTCGGGGTTACTGGTGTTTTACGGATAAGCCCTCCGGGCCACCTATTCGCCATTTGGAACCTCTACCCAAGCCAGTGTGGCCTCGTCCCAGTAATAGGGTTTACCATCGTCTGGGTACGGTGTTGGCGCGTCCCACAGGCATGTGTTCTCGTTGAGTGTCCATGAGGCAAACGGCTGTGGCGCATAAAACGCATTGCGCTCTGGGTCATAGGTATAGCCGACACCAGCATAGTTCTTGCGTAGCGGGCGTCCTTCAGGGTGTTGCCCACCATACGTGTTGTATGAGGTCTGCACCCAAAGTGTAGGGTCTCCGAACAACCCTGTGTCGATAACATCCTGCTCGATGACCAGAACTTCAGTGACGATGCCGTCGATGACTTTTGCGAAATGGCTCATGCTGTGTAGCTTCCCGATGAATTGAATTGCATAATAGTGTTCGAACCGCTGGTCGTAACCGTGGGTGAACCTGTGGTGACACCGCTGTAATACGCAGTTGGCACTGAGATGATGACCACGCCAGAGCCGCCCGCTTTGCCTGTGTTGTCGCCCGCAGAGCCAGCCCCTCCACCGCCGCTTCCTGTGTTAACCGTACCAGCGGTAGCCGCTAAGGAAGATGTGCCGCCATCCCCTGCGCCTCCTCCGCCCCCTGCCGCTGCGGCGACGGCAGAAGATGTGCCACCACCTCCTCCGCCAGCACGAGATACCGAAGTACCTGTAATCGTTGAAGTAGTAGAAGCACCGCCGCTACCGCCTGTACTACTAGCAACAGCGTTACCGCCAACACCACCAGAGCCGCCCCCGCCGCCGCCGATATATGTTGTAGGACTTGTTCCACCAGCAAAACCTTGCCCCGATGTCCCCGAAGCACTGGTACCTGTGCTGCTACCACCACCAGACCCGCCACTTAACGGGGAACCAAAGGCTCCAGCGCCCGCACCGCCGCCCACCGCAGTAGTCGCTCCTGTAACGGAACTATCTGCACCGCTAGTACCAGTGGCAAAAATACCGCCGCCCGCGCCACCAGCACCAACAGTAACCGTGTAAACGGTACCCGCCACAAGGGCGCTAAAGGTCGCGCTAACAACACCACCCGCACCGCCACCGCCGCCGCCGTATCCACCACCGCCACCAGCACCAGCAATAATAAGGAGTGTAGCATCGTACGGCGCGGGTGGAGTTTGGAAACGCTCGCTTATGTCGTAGACACCCGAAGTGCCCGTAAGCAAACTAGCCGTAATGATGCTGCGAGGATAACGCCTAAACATCCAACGTCCTTACGAGTTGAGTTCTTCCCACGAGCAGGTGACGACGAGGTCATTCGCCGTGCCAGCCGTAGCCCCGACGCTTTCGTTTTCCTTGAGGTAGAACGACGTTGTCTTGTCAACTACGATTAACGTAGCGTCGGCGGGAACAGAGATTGTCGAAGCAATCGGGAAGGCCGTACCGCCCAGAGCCGCTGCGCTATACTTGTTGATCGTGATGTCAGCCGCTGCCGCGCCGTCCACGTTGGCGACCATGATGGTGTTGATCTTGAACACCTTACCGCTTGACGCGGCGTTGCTGACGATAGAGGTCGCGCTGGTCGAGGACAACGCCGTGCTAGAGTTGTTGCCGTAGATGGCGGTGACGCCTGCGAGATTTGGGTTAGCCATGTTGCTTCCTTACAATCCAAAAACCATGCTTAGTACAATACTTTGTCCAACAGTGACACCCGCCGCCGCTGGCGCTGAAGATGTCCACGTCGTGCCGTTGCTGGTCAGGACGTTGCCTGAAGTGCCCGGAGCAACCACTTGAACTGCGCTCGTGCCGTTGCCTAACAGGACGTTGTTCGCCGTGAGCGAAGTTGCGCCTGTGCCGCCGTTGGACACAGCCAGCGTGCCACCGAGCGTCAAAGTACCGCTGCTCGTGATTGGTGAGCCTGAGAACGTCAGCCCTGTTGTGCCGCCCGAAGCGGCAACGGAGGTCACGGTGCCGGAGTATTGGTCGTTCGATGTAATCGTGAAGTTCGGGTAGGTGCCTGTGACAACCGTTGTGCCTGCGCCTGTCAACGAGACGACCTGATCCGGCGCGGTGTTGACGACGTTGATGGAACCGGAGGACGTTATCGGACCGCCAGAAACGCTAATGCCAGTGCCCGCTGTCAAGTTGATGCTGGTAACCGTACCTACGTTCGACGTGTAACCGTTGGGGTTGCTCGCTGGATACGCTCCGAGGTTCGTCAGGGCGGTGGCTGCGTCCGTGGCTCCTGTGCCACCCTGCACCACTGTGAACGTGCCAGACGTGACTTGCGACGCGGCGATAGCGATGGACGATGCGGAGGCCGATGTGATCTGACCTTGCGCGTTGACGGCCAGAACGGGCACGGACGACGCGCTGCCGTAGGTCGACGCGCTTACGCCCGTATTCGTGATGCTGAAGACCGTGCCGGTAAGCGTCAGGCCGGTGCCCGCCGAGTATAGAACTGGCGCGGCGAACTGCGTGAAGACCAGCGCCGTCGTGCCGACTGTGATTGGCAGCGGTGTCTGTTGCACCCATGAGGTATTGGACTGCGTCGATCCCGCCGTGACGAGGAAGAAGTCGCCTGCGTCGATCTGGTTTACGCCAGTGCCCGGAGTATCGAAATCGGTGGCGCGGGTGAGGATATATGGCGTTGAGCCGTTGCCGACTTGCGTAACGGTGTAGACGCCGTTGTTGGCCCCAGCCACCTCGTTCTTGACCAAGATGCGGTTGCCCACAACGACAGCCACGCCGTCAACGCTCAGTGCGCCGTTGGCGTTACCCGTGAGCGTTGCGCCAACGCCACTGGAGCCGTTATTGTATGTGTTCGCAGGCAAAGCCGCAGCCGTTGCCAAGCGCACGGACTGGTGGAAGTTGATGCCCGCCGCGATGCTGTCGGCATACGTCTTGTTAACGATGTCGGTGCCGTTTGTCGGTGTTGCGCTGATCGTGCCCGTGGTCAGCGCAATCGACGTGATGTCGGTGTTGGCTCCGGAGGCCGCCGCGCCGAGGTTCGTGCGCGCAGTGCCCGCTACGCTCGCGCCGGTGCCGCCATTTGCAACGGCAAGCGTGCCGCCGAGTGTGAGTGTGCCGAATGTGGTGATTGGGCCGCCGGTGAACGTCAACCCTGTTGTGCCGCCGCTGGCGTTGATGCTGGTGACTGTGCCGCCGCCGATAGGTGCCTGCCAAAATGGCGGAGCCACGCCACCACCCGACACCAGAATATCGCCTGCGTTACCAGACGTAGGCGTCAGATACAGCGCGTCATTGCTGGAGTATGCGATGGCACCGACAACAGGAGACAGACTGTTGCCGGTGCCTCCACGGGACAAGGGGAGCACGCCTTGAGTTTCCGTGGTGTCGCTCAGGTCCACCGCAGGGTGGACGTGATCTTCACGCGCGGCAACAGTCGAGACACCGGAAGATCCGGGACCGAGAGGCTCAGGCGTTGTAGATGAAAAGTTTACTGCAAAAGTGCGGTTGGCGGAGAGGTTTCCGCCGCCCGTTAAGCCCGCGCCAGCCGTGATTGTGCGGCTGGTGGGGACGTAATTCGAAAGAACGATGGGCGTCTCTGTGACGCCCGTCACGCGGCCCTGCGCGTTGACGGTGAAGACCGGCACGTTTTCGGCAGAGCCGTAGGTGTCTGCCGTAACGCCCGTGGTGGTCAGGCGGCTGTCATCGACGCCCTCTGGCAATATGTAGAGCGTGCGGTTGGCCGACAGGTCTCCGCCGCCGCCCAAGCCCGTGCCTGTGTTGATTTGACGCGTTGACGGCACCGCACCGACGGCGGCGATGTTCGCGAACTGAACCTTGTACGTGTTCCCCTCGATCACATACGGCAGGTAGCCGAGCGTGCTCGTGCCCAGATACTCTGGCAGACCCGTGATGCGGGTCGGGATGAGGTTGCTAGGTACATCACTCATGGCTCAAGGTAATCCTCTCCGTCCTCGGTGATGAGGAAGTAGTTGTCGTCTTGCGTTATGACACCGGCGGGATCGGTCCCGATGGGTGCATCTGGTCGCGTGAATGGTAGCACAATGTTGTCCGGCTGGCGAGCGGGGAGGCGATACGGATCGTACTGATCGCGGTCCTTCTCGCAGACCAACAGGCCCGGCGAGTTGGGGTCGGGCAGCAAGTCGCCGAGCGGCATCTTGATGGAGCAGCGTCCGCATATGCCGATTGCCAGCGTCGTGTTGCCGCGTGTGTTGAGATAGCGGGGCATCAGCCGTCCAGTGCCACGTCTGGGCGCGGAAAGCGCAGTGTGATGTCCTCTGGCTGCCGAGCAGGCTCACGCCACGGGTCGAAGTCGTCCACGTCGTCGAGGCAGACCTTCAGGCCCGGTATATTCCGGTCGCTGTACAGGTCATCAATGGGGAATTTACGCTTGCAGCGGTCACAAATGCCGATGCCAAGGTGGTTTCGCCCGATGGTGTTGATGTAACCCTCGACAGGCATGATCCTACCTCGTGTACGGCGAGATGTTGGGCGCGATCATCATCGGGCTGTTGTCACGCTCTTCCATTTGCGCGATATTCAGCGAAATCGCAGCCTTTTGGTCCAAAATCGGGATTAAACTGGGGTCAACTTCGGTCAATTCAAGCGCCATTTTGGCCGCCAGACCCGAAACAATGGCCTCGAGCCAGCGCTGGGGCACTTCAACGTCCTGTGTCATCGTGCCGACGTCCATAATGTAGCGCTGACGCCACACAACGATCTGGCAGACGGTCGCGGCCAGATTTGGCACCGGCCACATGTGCATAATTGGGTTGTTGACCTGACGGTCGAACCAGTATTGCAGCGGGCGGTTCGACTGAAACGCCTTATTTGGCAAATTCGTGTAGTCGTCGCGGTTCATGCGCGCCAATGGGATCTCGGTCGGCGTGTTTGCCAAATAAATTTGGCTGAAACTAAGCGTGCCTGACGTTGCGCGGACGCGGAAATACCGCGCAGCCACGCTGCTGTCCAGATCGAACCACGTCCACTGGCCTGCGGTGGCCGTTGGCGTTTCGGTTTGGATCGTGGTCCAGACTATGTTGTCGTCCGAGCGCTCGAGAGCGATGGGCACAGCGGCGGCCGTCCAGTAAATGCCGACGTTGGCCACGAAAGTGTCGGTGGTGAACGTGACTGTGCGCGTCGTTGACGTGTCGACGTTAGTGCCGGACACTTCTTGAAGCCAGCGGAAGTTGCTGTTCAGGATGTCGACGGTGCCGTCGGTCATCGTGATGTCGCCCACGCCGTCGTACAGCGGGTAAATCTGCTTCTCGATGCACCAGAGAGGCGCGCCTTGGTTGGCCAAGTCGGAGAGGAACAGGTATAGCTGGTCGTTGGCGATGTCGATGTGTTCGGCAGTGATTTGCTGCGCCGTCAGTTTACAGCGGCGGATCGCGTTGTCGATAACGCGCCGCGTGTTAAAATTCGTCTGTGAAACTGTGTTAGAAAACGCCATAAGGATGTGCTCGCATTGTTATCGCAGCAGCAAGCCGATGTCAGCAAGCACCTCTAGCGTTGGTGGTATAGCGCAAAAACTGCCCACCAGCAAGGCGGGCAGTTCGCTTGCGCTATATTACCACTTAAATGATGACTTCGTGACGTAGCCGCCGGTTGCTTTCTGGACCGCCGTTGTTGCGCCCGTTGTTTTCTTGGCCGCTGTGCGAGCCATGGACGCTGCTTTCGCTGCGCTTGTAGCCGCCGCGTAACTCTTCTTATAGTTAGCGGATAACTCTGCGCGTCTGGCGTCGCTCACCATTGATTTCGCCGCCGGTTTGGCCGTTGCTGAAGTCGCCGTTGTCGTAGCCGCTGGCCTAGCAGTTGCTGAAGTTGCCGTTGTCGTAGCCGCTGGCCTAGCAGTTGCTGAAGTTGCCGTAGCCGTTCTTGCTTGCTTGGCTTTGTCGTAAGCCACCCCAAACTTTGCGCCGCCATCCGTGGCCTTAGTCGCCTTTGCGTAACGAGCAATAGCGTCTGTAGCAAACTTTGATCGTACTGGTATACTAGTCATGATATTCGCCTTTCTTGCTTGCCGCGAACTTTGTTCACGGCGTGCGTGGCGACGCCTTCAGACGCCACCACACCCTCGCGTTTTATTACCACTTAGTCATTGACTTCGAGACGTGGCCGCCCGTTTTGAGACCGATCATCGGTTTGTTGCTGGCGACTGGTACACCCTTCTTGACCACGCCTACAGAACCTATGGCCTTAGCGTCCCTTGAAGCACCACCCATGGTCTGAGCAGCGCCACCAATGGTCTTTGCGTCCTTTGGCGCACCACCAATGGTCTTAGCGTCCTTTGGCGGCGTTGGTTGTACTTGACGCTTCGGTTCCATCGTTGGCCGAGGTGCTTCACGGACTACGTCCTTTGGCGGCGTTGGCTGTACTTGACGCTTCGAAGCAACTTCCGGTGTGGGCAGTTGTTTGGCGGATGCCGCAGACTTCATCACACCTTTTGGTGCTACAGACTTAATCACGCCGCCCGTAGCCTTACGCACTGGGCCGCCACACATGTACTTCATTTTTGCGCCAGCCTTGCGGGCTTCGCTCATGGCGATGGCCGTGGCTTGCTTTTTGCTGGTTACTTCCGGACCCTTCTTTGAGCCGCTGTGCAGTTCGCCACGCTTAAACTCACCCATGACCTTGTTGATTTTGGCTGCGCCCTTGACCTTGCCGCCCTTGGCGTAACCATCACAGGAGCCGCCCTTCATGTACTGGGTTTTGGTGGAGTTCTTGAAACCGTCCATTTTACTTACCTTTCTTTCGGGCCGCAGCCATATTATCAATTAAATTTGGATAAGGTCGTCCGGCCGCTTTGGCGCGGGCCTTGGCGGATTTCTTTTTCTTGACCGATAAACCCTTCGGCTTGCCGAGGTCTTTTGGTCGTTTCTTGTCCCAGACAGGTTTTACGGCAAAGTCGCTCATATCAGCAATCCCATTTGCGTAGTGAAAGTGCCTTGCGTGTCGGGCGACCCTTGTCGTCCTCCATCGGCCCCGGCATACCCGACATCCGTGCGCAGAAGCTCTTGCGGCGTGCGGCTGCCTTGGGTGATTTCTTCGCCTGCTTGGCGCTGACGGGTGGCTTGATGTCGTGACCCTGCGCCTTCAATGACGCGCGGCCCTTAGCGTTGAGGCCGCCCTCTGGGTTCTTGCCTTCCTTGCGCGTCCATGCAGCTCCACCCTTTGCGCGAGGCAAGCCTGCCACGTCACGCAGATGCAGATTGCGGGTGTTCAGGAACTCGACGTCGGCGTCGCGTGTTTCTTTGGCGTTGGGCAAGGAAGAGGCGAGGCCACCTTCTTGGTAGCCCTTTTTGACAGCCAGACCGCCCTTGGCGAATGCCTGCCGATAACCAACACTGCCAGAAACGCCGCCGCCGGGCTGATACTGCGCGCCTACGCTGAACGGACCGTTCTCATACTGCGCCTGCACCTGAGCCAGTTCCATGTTTGGATCCATTGACGCGCCGACATTGAATTGACCGCCCGCAACGGGCATCCCGTAATTAACGCCACCGCCTTCAAACCCTTGCGGGCCGACCATCGCGCCGCCGCTGATCATGCCGGGACCGACCTGCTGTTGGCCGGAGACCGCAACGCCCTGTGGGGTAAGCTGCGGGTTGCCCGGTATGTTTGTCGGCTGTTGGTTAGGCACCGGCCCGATATTGGGCATGCGCGGGTTAGGCGGGGGTTGCATTGGCTGCCGTCCGCGCTTGGCCACGCCCAGCGCGTCGTCTATGTGGTTCTTGGCCTTAAACAGCCGGAGGTCGAAGGCGTTGTCCACCATCAATCTGCGTAGGACTTAACCATCTCGAGGATGATAGTGTACGTATCGCCGGTGCTCGCGTCGCGAGTTGAGAACAGGACATCGCCAGTCTTGCCCGCGCCTGCGTTGTTCCACAGACCGCCGAACTGCGTCAGGTCCATTGAGTACATTTGGTTCTGGGGGATTACGTCGATAAGCACATCGGTTGTGGCGTCCCAGTACATGTCAACTTCCATCCCGTGCGTCATGGCGTGGATCTTAGTGATCGTGACGCCGTCGCAAGCCTTGTCGAAGGAGCTTGGAGTAAGGGTCGAGACATCAACCTTGGTCACTTTGGTCTCGCCAGTGCCGTCGGAGATGTTCGTAAATTTCATGATGGCCATACGCTCGCCATCGAACAGGATCTGTGTTGCTACTGCATCTGCCATCTGTATATTCCTTGATAATCAGGGGCCACCCGAAGGCGACCCCCTCTTATATCATAAGACTAATGCTTAGTCATTAGCCGTTGTCTGCACGTACAAGTACGTGACGCGGACTTGACCAGCCGTAGGCTGACCAACGGACGTTACTGTCGCAACGACAGTTCCGTTTGATCCGATGTTGTCCATCGCAGCAAGCTGGGCAGCCGAATAGCTGTTTGACTTGCGGCCGGTCGTCTTGACGTTCACGCCGCTGACGTACTCAGTACCGCCAGAGGTTGTGCCCACCGAGAGAGTGGCCGACGTTGCGCTGTTGAACGCAACAAGCTCGTCAACAATGACGTCAACGATCTGCGAGCCGAAAGGCAAATAGACCGTTTTGTTTTGCACGAGTGTCGCGTCGAAGTCGATCAACACAGTCTGTGAAAGAACCGCGAGGCCGATGTTCGGGCCGCCTGTCTTACCGGCGTTAATATCGCCGGAGGCAAGAGGTCCGCTCCAAGTAGTTTGTGACATTTAGTTTCTCCTTTAGAGAAGGGAGGGGAGCCGAAGCCCCCCAACCCAATTAGATGCCAGCCGTACCGTATACGCCACGTGGATCGGTCCAACCGAACGCATAACGCTCGGTAGCCTTGTAGCGCATGCTGTCGGTTTCGAAGTCGCCTTCCATGCTCTTCTCAAGACCACGACGCATAGCGAGCTTCAAGCCTTCTGGCGCATCAGTCTGTACCCACCATGCAGTGGTCGAGGTGATACGCGAAAGGTTGGCTTGGCCTTCGCTCAAAAGTCCCATCGAATTGACAGGGTTGATGTCGTTGTTCGCGGTGCCTGCGCGCAGTGTGGACTTCAGCAATACTTCAGCTTGGAACACGTTCGAAGGACCGGAAACGATCTTCTTAGGTGTCAAGCGGATGCGCTTGCCGTTGTTGTCTACTGCGTTGCGGATCTGAATGAGCATCTGCTCAAGCGAGGTCTGCGACAGGTTGGCTGCGGTCGAAAGCTGGTTCGAGAACGTACCAGTTGCGATTGGGTGAGCCGTGTTGACCAACGATACGCCGTCGCCGCCTGCATACGCGCTGTTGAAGGCGCGGTTCAGGATGTTGGCACCAAGGGTTTCCTTGGTTTCGATCAGCGACTGTGCAAGGTGACGAGCATAGGTCTGACCGATACGGATGTGATCGCCATCTTCCACCAGAACCTTTGTCAATGCAAAGGCGAGGCCGTAGACGCGATACACGTAGCGCTGAATGAACAGCACGCCGCCGGATTGATACGTGACAGGCATGCCGTCTGGCAATTCTGGCGCAGCACCAAAGCCGAACAGGACAGGCTCTTCGTGGTAGTTACGGGGAATACCCTTAAACTCTTTGAAGACCTGCGCCCATTCATCAGCGCGTTGATCATAGATGCCGTTGAACTCTTCGTTCAGGATCGGCTCAACGATTGAGCGGAAGTCTGTACTCCGCATTGGGGTAGCCATAGTTCAGCCCTCCTTAGTATGCGGCCACGTCAGCGACGTTCTGATGTTCGCTGATTTGGACCTGAGCGATGACGTATGTGTCACCCCAGTTGTTGTCGGGACCGGGTGTGATACCGATCAGGCGGAACGACGCGTTCGCAGCAGCCGAAGCGACGTCAAGCATCATCTGGCTGATGCCGACAACAGTCGAACCAGTACCGATGGTGGTGAAGTCGTACTGCTTACCGATGTCGGCTACGGTCAGAGCAGCGTTGCTCTGGATTTCGTAAACGATGGTCGGGTCGAGCGTGACGTACGCAACGATGTCAGTCGCTGCGAGCGATGCAGTCCACTTGTTGGAAACGCGACGGCGACCGTCTGTGTCCGTGAACTCAACGCCTTGGAAGGTGCCGATGAAGCGGTCGCCGATGGCGGCCGCAGCGATGGTGCCTTCGCCGGTCGAAGATGTTACAATCTTGACTGGCTGGTTCTGTAGAATGTTCGACGCGTAGCCTGTAAGGATCGAGTAGGCGGTAGGACGAACCACACCGCTTGGCGAGTATACAGGACGTAGGCCGAACGGTTGTGATACCGAAGACATAGCCTTAAACCTCTTGTTGGTTGGGTGGACCCGCTATCAGTCGAAAAGACCAATGCGCGGGTTATGCTCACGCATCTCCATCATCCCGTCACCCTCGAACAACGTGCTGCCCGAACCTTCTGCCTGTTGCCGCATGATCTCTGCGGTCTCGGCCAGTTTGTTCTCTTCACGTAACGGAGCATCGTGGTGAGCTTCCTGCATAAACCTTTGATACAAGGTTTCGGGCAGCTTAAACGCGATCATCTCGTTTACCCCAACCATTCCGGCCCATTCGCCGGTTTTGACTGAGGCGAACTCCATGCCCGGCACCTCCGACGCTTTAATCGGCTCGTATCCGAGCTGAATGCGACGGTGGATAGGGTCACGAGGGTTCGTCGTCGTGAGCCAGCACACGTGATACCCCGGTATATTCGGTAGATCAGGTAGTGCGTCATTAAATAACTGCGCCCGGAACATCTCGAGCCGGTCGTCATCAGTCACTTCGCGATTTTCGGTGACCTGTCGGTCCTCCATTTCGCGTGACTGCCGTCCTACACCGAGTTCCTTCTTCAAACGCTCATCAGTACTATTTGTCATGTTGTCTCACTCCAGTTTTCAGCGAGCCGAACTTTTGTCGTAAGCCTGATAAGCCTTGAGCATCTGGTTACGACGTGGAACGTCATCCCAAATACCTGCGTCTATCATAGCTTGCTTTCGTTCGGGTGTCACGTAGATTTCTTTCTTAGTCGAAACGGGCGCGTGCTCACGCGTCGTTCCGGTCGGTGGTGCCTTACGTTTGCTAGTACTTGCGCGGGTTTCAACCGCTTCGTCGTCACCAATGCGTGCGGCCACGCGGCGGGTCAGTTCGTGCCAGTAATCGGCGTCCTTGGGGTTGTACCCCTCGGCGGCGAGCTGGTTGTCGATGACCTTCGTGATGGCGCTGTCCTCGTCACGGCCGCTCGGGTCGTACCATGGGTTCGCGTTCATCCATTCCTTCGCGTAGTTTACTACGCGCGGGTCAGGGCCGGGGTTGGCGTGTTGCTGGCGGACCTGCTCCACTTGCTGCTTCTGCTGCCACAGTTGCTGCGCCTCGTACTGCGCTTCGTCACGCAGGCGCATCGCCGTTGCCACGTCGTCGCCGTTACCGGCCTCGACTGCGCGTGCGATGATCGCCTCGGCCTGCTTCACGTCGGCCTGAGCCTGAGCGATGCGTTGGTCGATGGCGTTTACGTTGCTGGCGAGGGTGTTGCCCTCGATGACAGATACGCGGCGCAGTAGCGCATCGTTCTGCTCACGCAGCAAGGCAAGCTCGCGATCTGCGTGCTCCTTGGCGCGCCGCTGCCGCTCGCGCTGTTTCTGGCGCTTGACGTTGCTGCGGCTCTTACTGGCGATTTCCTCGTCGCTGTCGTCTTCGCTGTCGCCAAGCCGCCCGTCGCCTTCGTCCTCGTCGTCGTCGCTGTCGTCAGCTTCTTCGGCCTCGGCCTCCTCTACGGGTGCCTCGCCTTCGATGATTTCAAACTCGTCTTCACCGTCATTTTCTGTAAGTTGGTTGTCAGCCATATTCATGCTCCTAGAGGAATGCCTTGACGGCAAGCGGGTCACCAGTGACCTTACCCACCAAATCAAGATCGTTGAAGATTACGACGATGGCCTCTTCTCCATCATCGGTCTTTACCGACCAACGGTCACCGCCGTAGCGGGGCACGCGGACGAAGTCGCCGACTTCGCACCACGACCCTTCGGGCCAATGTTCCATTGTGTTGCGGTTCTTGAACGCGAGGCTGCCAACGTCGATGACCTTGGCGACCTGCGTGTTGTAGTGCTCCGTCTCGCGGACGTCGCCCGTCAGGATGATGCCACCCTTCGTCTTCGTCTTTGGCGTACGGATCTGTACCAGTACGCGAGAGCCGAAGGGCTTCACGCCTGCGTCACAGGGTGGGAATGCCTCGTCGAGGCCGTCGTAACTAAACTCGACGCTGTTTCCATTTATCTGCATGTGTGCTCCTAAAATTCACGTTTGTTGTCCTCCGCGACCGTGTCGATCAGGATTTCCTTGGCCCGCTGCAATCCAGCGTACAGGCCAACGGCGCGTCCATAATCGAACTCGGTCTTGCCGGACGGCCTCTCCATCGTCTCAACAGCCATCGCTGCCTGTTCTGTCTCGAGACGCTGGAGGAGGGTTTCTATTCTCATGCTGGTGTCTTGGGTGACTTACCAACAGGAGGCATGACGCCCATTGCCATTTTCTTGTGCATGGGGATAAACTTGTCGCTCGCCTTTGGGCTGTGGCCCTTCGGTGTCGCGGTTGTTGCATTGTTTGCCATATGGATTTCCTTACGGGTTCGGGTTTATCCCGGTGCCTGTTGACACCGCGATGCGTTCGCCAGACATGATCTCGGCCTGCGCAAGCTGCATGGCTGTCTGATTGTCTTGTGCATTCATGGTCATGCGAGCGTTCAGTTCGGCTGACTTGCGGGCGTCCTCGCGGTCCTGCTTCATCTGCTCAAGCTGCTGCTCGATCTGTAGCTTCTGTGCCTGAAGCTGCATCTCGGCTTGGCTCTGCATCGCGTCGGCCTGCATCTTCTGACCCTCGATCTGCATGGCCGTCTGGTCCTTCTGCATCTGCATCTGCATCTTCTGGCCGTCGAGCTGCATCTGCGCCTGATCGCGCTGTTGCTGTGCCTGTAGCTTCTGACCCTCAAGCGCGGTGCGCGGGTCTTGTGGCGGCTGCGGTGCGAGCTGCTGCATCATATCCATGGCCTGCGCAATGACAGGCGGCAGCGCGGCGAACACTTCGGTTGCGTCGGTAACCACAGTCTGCGACGCCTCGGCGAGCATGCGGTCGAACGCACGCTTGGCCTCGTCGTCCTTGAGGTTCTTCATGTCCTCGCTGATGTCGATGCCGGACGTGTCCTCGGCCAGTTCAAGCACGGTCGCCGCGTACCACAGGGCAAGGTGCTCCTTGATGTGCTCGAGTATCCCCGGCAGGTACGTCGGCGCTATGAGCTGGCTGCCGCCGAGCGCGGGGTTCGTCATGTACGCCAAGTGCGTCTTGAGGTGGGCGATGTGGTCCTGCTCGGGGAAGGCGACAATCGGTCGGCCCATTGTGGCCGCGACGTTCTCGTTGACTGCGTTCTGCGCCTTCGGCTCCAGCGGCGCGACGAGCAGATCCTGCGGGTTCGGGATGCGCAGTGTCTCGAGCAGACGCTCCTCAACCTTGCGCTGATCGTACAGTTGCGGCAGTGCGGCGGCGCGCTGCGACACGGCCTGCACCTGCGCGAAGCGCTGCGCCTCACTGAAGATCGACGGGTCGGACACGGGCACGACGTCCATCGGGCCTTCGAAGTCTGCGCGTGAGGCCAGCACTTCGCCGACCTCGTGCTTCACGTCCGCGTCGTCCAGATACATCGCATTGAGGCGATGCAGGATGCGCAGCGTGCGGGCCATCGAATTGTGCAGGCGCGCGTGGATCGACGAGAACACGGTCATGCCCTCTTGGATCAGGGCGAGCGTCGTGCCGACAGGCGCGTTCGGGTTCTGGTCGGCAAGGTTGTCCATTGACGTGCGGACCACGCCCTTGCCTGCGTCGACCACGAAGCCCAGCAACTGGAACAGGGTCGGCGATGGCGGGTTGAAGGGGATGGGCATGGCCAGCTTGCGGACGTCGTCGACGTTCAGGCCGCCCTCAATCTCCTCGACTTGCGTCGGCTGGATGTTCAGCGACTGGCCGCCGCGTGTGCCGCCCTTCAGCTTGAGCATCGTCGGGATGTTCTGGATGTGCGCGCTGTCCATCAGTGCGCGCAGTGCGCCGGTCGCGGCAGCGGACAGGCCGCCGATCATGTGCGGCAGGCCGATTGGGTACGCGCCGCGCCATGGGATGAACGGGAACTCGACGAACCAGTCTAGCGGCTCGCGGCTCTCGTCCTCTTCGTCCCAGTTGCGGTAGATCGCGAGCACCTTGCTCGACGGCTTGTCGATGGTGATGATGTACGGCGCGTTGCCGTCACCCTCGACGTCGGCGATGACGTGGCACTCGAACACGGTGCGCAGTCCATCCTCGTTGTAACTGGTGTCGGTGCGTCCCTCGATCTTGTCGTTGGCGATGTCGGCGGCCGAGCGGTCAGGCTCAAGACCGACGGGCGACAGGTCGACGTCGCGATACATGCCGCTCTGGACGCGCTGCTCATAGTCGAGCTGCGTCAGGTACTGCACGTGCGTCTTGCGCTGCGCGGTGTAGAAGTTGGTCGCCGCGAAGGGCAGGTACATGTCGTCGATCATGACGGCAAGGAAGCCGGGGCGGTTGCGCGCCTCGTCCCACGACAGCTTCAAGTACTGCGCGCCGCCGAGCGGCACCTGCGTCAGGAGCTGCTCAAGCTCGGAGCGGAACTCTTGGCTCTGCACCGTGAGCTGCCAGTTCATGAGGGACGTCTTGCGCTTCGCCTTCTGGATCTTCTCGACCGTGGCCTCGCCCTCGATCAGATCCTTGGCCGGACCTTGCGGGGGCAGCAGCTCCTTGATGGCGCGTGATGCGAAGTCGATGCACGCCTCGGTCATCATCGGGTGGACGACCTTCGATGCGCCGTTGAATTGTGCGCCGCCGGGGGCGTCGTCGCCCAGACCTGTGCGGCGGATGCCTTCTTCGTACTGCTCGTCGCGCTTCTTGCGCGCCTCTTTGTCCTTGCTGATCAGTTCGAGGAACTTCGACGCCAGTGACTTTAGGTCCGGTTCGGGCATAGTCTCGGCGAGGTTGTCGTAGAACTCACTGTCGCCTGCGGCCGGTCCGAGTTCCTCAAGCGTGACGATAGCGCCACCGTCCTCGGTGTCCTCAACGTCGCTGACTTCCTCGCCATCGAACTCAACCATCTCGCCTTCGAGAGTTTCTTCGTCTTCGATCATTGCCTAATCCTTATTGCCCGTACGGGTTCTGTATCACCTTCGGCGGTGGTTTGTCTATCTCTCGCCGCTTGTCGATCAGCGTGCCGAGCATGCCCTTGTCCATCATGAGGCGGAAGGCCTGCGTCGTGCTGTCCACGAAGTCGTCGTGCTTGATGCTCCCCTTGCCGGTGAAGCTGCATAGCTGCGCCACCAGCGGGTCGGACCAGACGCGCGGCTTGCCGGGGAACTTGTCGCTCTCGGGCAGGAACACCCTGCGCCGGGCGAACACCGGGCTGACCACGTGCAGGCGCGCCAGCTTGTCTGCCCGACCGGGGTTATAGGCGTGCGCCAATATGCCCTCGCGTTCGAGCATCTGTCTCAAGCTGATGCCGCTCCCCTTGTCCTCGATCAGCAGGATGTCTGGCTTGCGCCCTGACGTCAGCGGCTTTGCGCTGCCGTACATGGGCTTGATCAACGCGACGTCCTGATCGTCGCCGTATGCCGTGTTCATTTCCTTCTTCACGCGCTTGATCAGGTCGGGCATGCCGAGCTGCTCCTGCCAGCAGTCCAGCAGGATGGTGTAGCCTTTGGTTTCGTGCTGGAACACGCCCCAGACGCTGCATGCCGTGTAGTCGGCCTCGCCGCTCTTCTTGTCGCGGGTCGCCTCGGTGTATGCGGTGTCGAGGGACATGATGATCCAGTCGAAGGCGGGCAGCGGCTTCTTCGCGGGCCACAACTTGAGCCAGCTCCGCTTGATGACGCCGCTCTCTTCCGGATCGATCAGCTCGCCGTACAGTTCCTGCCGGCCGATGGTCGTGCCCTCGTACTGCTCGAGCTGCTCGAAGAAGCGGTCAGGCAGGTTGTCCTTGTTGTCGAACGTCGCGCCGCTGATCACGACGCGGCCAGCCTTCGGCACGATCAGCTTGCGCACCAGCTCCACGGGGCGGGGGGTCGTGGTCCACACAACTTGTGGAGCCTTACCGAGACGCAGGCCCATCATGGCCATGTCCCATGTTTCGTTGGCGTTCTGCCACGCGGCCAGCTCGTCGCAGTTGTGGACGAGGATGCCGTTGGCGAAGTATTCAGGCTCGCTGTCGACCTTCAGGCAGTACACGGACTGTCGCCCCTGCGGTTGCCACGTTGACGCAACGCTGGCTACAGAAGTTACCGGCGCGGGAGACGAACTCGGTGCCGCAACACTGGCAGATGCGTTTAACTTTCCGCTTGTCGTCACCTGCGACCTGAGCGCACTTGCGGCAGCGCGGGTTGGTTGTGGCCCGCTTGCGGATAAGTTCGCACTTGCAATCGACGCAGGCCAACGTGATGTCGGGTCGTGCGGTCCAGTCGCAGCGAGGGATAGGATCGTCGGCGATATGGTGCGCCTTGTGTGCGCCGTGAGATAGGCACTCAAGGTTGTCCAGACTGTTGTCGCCCTTGTCGCCATTGACGTGATGGATGTCGTGTCCCGCAGGTATTTCGCCGTGCGCGTCAAGCCAGACTTCGCGGTGAAGGCGAAGCGTGCGCTTAGGCTTAACAGACTTGTCAGTCCGCTCGTAATACCCGCTGCGGTATTTGTGCCACCGCTTGCCGCCCCACTCGATGCACTGATCGCACATGCCGTATCTCCTATCTGTAGTTGGTCCATTCTCGTCCAACCGGATTTAAGATACACGGGATGGTCCGCCGTGCCAACAAGTTTCGCACCGTTGTCGAACGATACTTCGCCAACAGGCTGATCATCGCGGCGGCTGTTGGCCAGCACGGCTCGCGGTCCACGTCGCGTCATGACAACGTCGCCGGGGCGCAGCGTCTCGATAGGCGCATCGCCGGACGGCGTGCGGACAAGCGTGCCCGCGATAAAGCACCAAATAAACTCGTGTTGGGGGCCGCGCAGACGCGCTGGCTTCTCGGACGTGAAGCCGCGTATCGTCGTTCCGCTCTTCATCTCGAGTACGAGATCCGAGCTGTTGTATCGCTTGATCAACCCCTCGGGTATGACGTTGAGCAGGCCGCTCTCACCTTCGAAGCACGTGTGCTTGACGTCGGCGTAGGTCGGCGCGATCACGGCGCAGAAGGTGTTCGGCACTTCGGCCGCCTTCGCGCCCAGCCACTCGGCACCGATGCGTGTCTTACCGAAGCCGCGCCCGGCCATGAAGCCGCACTCGCTGAAGTCTTCCTGCGGGATCTGGTTCGGTCGCGCCGTGGCCGACCAGCGCTCCTGCCAGTCGACATAGACCCGCAGCTCGGGTGGCAGTGTCGCGACGACCGCAGGATCGAGGACGTCAAGCATCGCGATAGAGTGTCAGCGTCTCACGCAGTTCGGCGTTGGCCGCGCGTATCTTGTCGTACCGCTCGTTCGCCAGATGCAGCGCGTGGTTGAGCGCGTACTTCTCGGTCGCGTGATGCTTCGCCTCGGCCTCAAGTTCGCGGACGCGACGCCATGGGTTGGTGAACAGGGCCAGCTTCATTGCGCGTCCAGTAGCTCGCACTGCGATGCTTCCGTTTTGAGAAGGCTCTGGCGGTTCGTATGGTTTACCATATCGCGCTGTGAAGCGAGTAGGTCCGTTAGATATTCCTTACGCACGATGACCGTGTCCGCCAACATCATCTCGTTATCAACGACGTTCCAGCTATCCTTGTCGAATAAAATGCGCGGCTTGATGTGACGCCTAAAGCGGAAGCGATACCCTGTCACCGTGTTGGTAGGCATGTCGTACCACGCCCAGATCAACACGAAGCCTCCGGCAGCGCGACGCACGTTAAGGCCGAGCTTGAGATGCTCGCCCTCTTTGGTGAAGTGTATCATTGTCCCTCCCCCTTCATTCGGCGTCACGCTTCGATGCGCGAAGGCGTTCGCCGAGGCGCAGCGCCAGTTCCTGCGCGTCGATCAGGTTAATCTCTTTGCCGTCCTTGCCGGTGATCTCGGTGGTGGTCTTCGTGCCGTACTTGTCCGGCCGCCAGTGGCCGAGCAGCTTCAGCCGATACTCGGCGCGGTTGCGCGCCCATGCTATAGAGCCGTTGTCGATCTTGCCGTCGTGCCGCTCTGGTGGTGCGTCCACGATCTCCATGACGTGGTCGGCCACGGCGTCTGCGCCGACCGCTCTGGCTCGCGCGTGGGCGGCCGACAACTCTTTGTCCTCTTCGAGCCACCGGCTCCACGACATCGTGCTGAACTTCAAGTCGCGGCTGATGGACGTCATAGTCTCGCCGAGCGACAGGCGATCAAGCACCTCCGCTATCAACTTGTCACTCTTCTTCGCCGGGTACGGCATCGTCTGCATGCTCCGTTCGTTTACACAGTGCTACCAGTCACGACGCCCAAATAGCACCTGTCATTCGTCTGCGCAAGGGGCCACAACATACGGCGGAAGGCTGCGCCACCAATCGCTTGGAACATCACTGTAGCTTTCATAGATAAGATCCATGAGCAAATTATATTTCTCACGGTAATATCTTGCGCGCTGTCCCATGGGCCGACGTTCGCTGTCAGGCAGTGGGCCATCCGCGATGCGGCACCTACCCACACTGGCGTGCGCGGCGTCCCACCCCGCTACAAAACCGTGGTAGGACCGCAGAGAACTCTTCTTTGCGTGGGCCTCACACCGCCGCCATATCGCGCCCGGTCGGTCGCTGCCATCCAGCCAGTACGGCGTGAGCACTTTCGCGCCGCAGCGGCTGCCCAACGTCTTACCGAAGTCGCACTTCCCCCTGAAATGCGCAACGGTCAGGTGATCGCCGTAAACATTAACCTGCCGCGTGTAGTGATCCAACACCAACACCTCTTTGGTCGGCAGCGTGACGCGGGTGGTCTCAACAGGCCACGGGTTGTCTGGATCGAACGCGCCGATGGCGGCAAAACTTTTGGCGATGGTGGGCCGCTGTTCAACCCAGCGGCGGTGTTTGGCCTTCTGCTCATCCGTCAGGCCGATATTGTCTCGCGGGCCGTAAACCTCAACGGCAGCGGCATAGGCGGCCTCTGCCTCCGCAGCGGTATCGAAACTGCCGAGGGAGATACTCTTGCCGCGCACACCGATGCGAGCAATATATTTGCGGCGGGCCTTTTTATATGTGACGCCGCGTGGTAAGTCTTTAGTCATTGGCACCTGTCCTCACTGACGGTGTTGATTGGGCTGCGTGGACGGCTATCCGCGCGGCCCTTACATATCCGAGGGGTATCTCGAAGTCAATCCGCCCCACGAAATTATCCCACGAAAATCCCGCCCATTGCACCACCGCACCGTCTGGGGATGTATATAGATATATACATACCCCCTGAGACGAAGCGGGTGGGTCAAGCCTTTTGGGTAGATTGCACCACGGGACTAGCTGCACCACGGGACATCACGGGACACGGTGTAAACCACATGATTGCAAACAAATGTAACAACTTGCATTTTTTTACACATAGGGGTTTACATACCCTCAAATGCCCTCTAAGGATGGTGTCACCAACACAGAAGGGATTACGAAATGACCATTGCAGACCTCTACAAGCAAGCCGCCAATATCAAGAGCCGCGCTAATCGTTGGGCCGTTGAAGGTCTGATCGGTTCGGGCGAGACTAACGCTTCCGATACATTCGCCGAACAAAACCGCGCTGGCCATGAGTACTTCGGTGCAGAGTGGAACGCACTGGCGCTGGCCAGCATCGGCGACCTTTTGGCTTGCGGCGAAGGCAACAAGGTTGTCGCCGATTGGTTCCGCAATCGCGGCGTACGTTTTTAATCACAGGGGGCTTCGGCCCCACAAACTTTTTTCAAATAAATGCAATTTAGTGGTTGCATATACCCTCAAATGCTTTATTGGTGGCTTCACCAACACAGAAGGGATTACGAAATGATTAAGACCAAGCGCATCGCACAAGGCCTCTACACCGCATGGTTCAAAGGCGTTGAGTACGACGTTGAGATTGACCAGCACGGCCTGTGGAACACTTACTATTTCGACAATAACGCCCGCCTGTACCTGCAGACATACCGCACCAAGCGCGCCGCCATCGCCGGTCTGCAAGCCATTTAATTGAAAGGACCAACAACATGATACGACCAACACTCAACATCAACGGCTCAGACGCCTTTGACCTCATCAACCCGCGCCGCAATGCGATGGCCCTGATCGACGAGGTCATCGACGCCCTCAAGGGTGCCACGCCAAACGGTCGCGACTATCCCAACGACACGCTGGCCTGCGTCGCCGACCGCACCACCCACTTTGACCGACTGGCTGCGCTGCACACGCTGCGCGAGGAGCTGCTCGACGAGGCACTGTACGTCCACCAACAGGAGAAGGCAGCATGAGCAAGAAAAAGCACAAAGTAATTGAGGGTCACAACATCCGGACCGACATCTCAATAACGACCACGACCCGCACCACGACCGAAATAACAGTCTTGGATTTGTTTATCGAAATGGCCGTCCGAAAAGAGCTTATTGCTCGCGGGTGCGTTTTTGGGCCTAACACAAGCCTTGAGTTTAGGGTGCGCGAGAATTGGTTGTTCGGAGCGGTTCTGACCGGTGAGGAAGAGGCGACGGCCACGGAGCCGCCGACCACGACACCCGACCCAGCAACCGACGACGTCGCCCGCGCTGCTGCCCTCGAAGCCTACACCGCCTACGACGCCGCCCGTGCGGTTTATGTCGCCGCCGCTGCCGCATATGAACGCGCCGCCCCAACTGGAGACCCAGCATGACCGCCATCACCGAAGACACACCCGCAGGCGGCCCAGACGAGCTTCAGTGGAAGATTGACCGGCTGATCGAGCAGGTCGAGCGGCACGCCGCCGAGCTGGAGCGCGAGCGCCGCAGCAAGCTGGAGACGGAGAAAGATTTGGTTATGGAGCGCGAGCGTTCCCTCTACCTGACCAACTGCCTGACCGTCGGCGTCCTACGCGACGCGGGCTTCACGGTCGAGATTAAATCACCAGACGGCTGCGACACTTGCGGCGAATAACTTTAACTGGAGAAACACAATGAGCAACTTAAAAGCATTCGGCAGTTATTTTGACCGCGGCATGACCCTGCGCGACTACTTTGCTGGGCAAGCGCTACCTGCTTTGATCACCGAATACTACCGAACCCAAACGCCAAGGGATATTACCGAGCGAGCCTACAAGGTGGCGGACCTTATGCTTCAAGCGGGGGGCAACTAATGCCCAGACCGATGATATACCCAATGGGAGCGCTGGAGGTCGGCGAGGTCGCCAGCATGCCAGCCGACAAGAAGGGTTCGATAAAGCGCACGTCTCGGAACGTCAGCCAGTACGGCATCCGCCACGGCAAGGTCTTCAAGTGCCGCACGATCAATGGCGTCACTTTCATAACGAGGTTAAAATGACAACTGAACACAAATTCCGCCAAGGAGGCGGAGGCGGCCCCGGTTTGCAGCCCGTGCTTTCGCTCTGCCCATATTGTTGTGGGCGGCAAACAGGGGGTGGCGGCGGTGTGGGGAAACCTGACCCGCTGGTGGCTGCGTTAGAGGGTGTGACGTTCGACCATTACCCACCCAACGACGCCAAGACCATCCGCGCCGCACTGGACAAACTTGGCTTTGAGATAAGGGAAAAGAACGATGGCCGACACTGAAAAAGAAGCATTTAGGCAAATTGGCGTAGACCTCATTAACGAATATCGTGTGCGAGGGGGCTTTAAGCCAATCGACTGGCTGGCAATCAACACCCCCGAAGTTAGTGCCTTCATCCGCTCCATCCAACTGCACGAAAAGATCAAGAAGGAGTTGCAGGGCGTCAAGCAGGAGCTTGCCGACTTCCGGCAAGAGGTGAGCGATATTGTGCATCACTACGTCTACGCATGTGGTGGGCCAGATGATTGGGAAAAACTTAAAGCCCTCATTATCCCCAAGCCCGAACCCGACCCGCTATTCGATGTTCTGTGGGATTTGGGGATGGCGAAAGATCGTTCTGGGATTGAGTTAATGGCGAACCGCATCAACGAAACACTGGATGCCCGTGGGCTGGAGATAAGGGAAAAGAACGATGGATGACACCGTTGTGATTGGGCGGATACGGATTGGTGAATTTGTAATAGAGGAACCTTGCGGAGCGGACCCCGATAGCGTGGCTATATACACCTACCCGATTGAGGACGCCAGCGGGGAGGGCGGCTATTTTTCCGCCGCAGCTTTTGAAGCTGTAATAGCGGAATTTTATAAAAAACATTTTTAAGTGAAGGAAAAAGAACGATGGCATTTGAATACATGATGCACCCCTGTTTCGACGCGCCGAAAGGCCGTCGGTCCATAAAAGTGGTCACTGAACACGACATCGAATATGGCCGCGAATGTGATATTTGCGGAGAGCCGCTGGCTCCCACCCGTGAAGTGTTGGCCCACATATACAGCTACCTACTGGAGCAAAGTACACATGACTGACACGCGGATATGGGAGCGGTTCGATGCGTTTTGCAAAGAATACGACATACCAGAGAAGCACCACGGTAGCTGGATAATGCTCGCCAGCATGGGCTATGTTCTGGGGATTGAGATTGAAGTGCGGCGGCGTTCGCGAGAGGAAGAGGAGCAAGCAAATGGCGATGCGTAAAAGTTCAGCAATAACAGGGTTAGTGTTTATTACGAAAATCCGTGACGAGCATCCAAACATGTCCCCTTATGAGGTTGCCAACACCGCTTTCTGGCGAGCGAATGACCGGATAGAGGCTTTGGAAGATGCGCTTCTGGATGTGATTGAACTTGGCGATGCAACAGCCGCAAAGATTGCCCGTAGGGCATTAGGAGAAGAAGATGATTAAAACAAACGAACCACGCTGGTCAGTTAAGATAACCTATCGCCATGACGACGGGCCGCGCAGCACTATGGTTAGGGTTGAGGAACTGCATGAGCTTCATGGTATCGTGGAGTGCGGCCCTAGCTACTACGCCATTGAGAGCATTGAGGTTGTGCCGAGTGACCGTTGCCCCAAGGTGACCGTGGAAGAGGCGGCGAAGCAATGAGCGGCAACAAGAACGAAGTGAACGTGAACAGTGGGGTTGGGTTCATCGGAACCTGCTTCCTCCTCTTCTGGAACTTTGGCGACAGCAAGTACGACCTGTACGACGCCATTATGCACTGGTTAATGAAATGACTGAATACGGACGCATACACGCCGATATTGAGCGACTGACAAGCCCTTCTAGGCTCAAGCCAGAGGAATGGGCAGCCTTCATCGAGAAGGCAAAAATAAAGAAGCAAGATATTGCGCGGATGCTTTGCGTGGAGCCTGAAACGTTGTCCAGAATACTGAAAGGCAAGGCGTGTTCGGTAGCCGTCGAAAAGCTGTTCCGCTTGATTATGGTATGCGAACTGACGCGGCACGACACGGATGAAGATGGGCAGTTTACGCGGACGATTGAACAAGCTGTGGCATTGAAAGCCATATGCTCCCTCGAACTCAAATATCTGGAATTGGTGAAATGACTGAATACGGAC